GTGTCCATTTAACTTTGAATCTATATTTTGATTTTGTTGGTATACCTATTGATGGGTCATTTGACAGAACTCTATCCCCAAATTCATTAGTAATTAAATAATCCAAATTCATCGGTAACTCAGCCAACCATGTCCCATCACCGTCAATAATATTACCCGCTTGTTCTAATTCATAAACTTCTAAAACAGGATTACCATCTTCATCTTGTTCTATAGTTTGTCTAATCGCTAAAATTTGACCTGGACCTGAAGTCAACCCACAAAGATTCCCCAAATTATCTTTAGGTCTACAATTTTTTCTGACTCGGAATCTATCAGTCGAAGAAAAAACCGATCCCATGAAAACAGCTGTTGGTTGTATATCAACGTTAGCCTCGTCCCGTAAATCGAAATCTAATCTATTAATTGATATATCACATATTTCAGGGTCTCCCCACAAAGGAGAAATCTCAGCACTTTTAGTTAAATTAATAATTTGAGGTAAAGAATTCAAATCATTAGACGCACGAAATCGATTACCTGCAACTTGTGCTTCTGTAGCTAATCCGATTCTAATTAAATCCTGAGGTGTTAAAGAAAATTCACCAATATCGGAGAGGTCAACATCCATAACTATAGTTTGCGTTCCAAGTGGAACTCCCATAATCATATAATCTCCACTATCATTGGTTTTCGTAGTAAACCTATAATACTTATCGTAAATTTCTACGGCCGTACTTCCAGTTAGAACATCAGATTTTGTTGGTAATGTTCCTGTTGCAGCATGTTTAGAATAGGAAGGGGTATAAGGTAAAAGATTATATCTATATCCGTCACCATTTTTGTCACTAGCCGACTTGTACGGATATATACTAGTTATCAAAGGATTTGATTCATCAACCTGTTCAATAGGTATGAATATAGAAACTCTAGCATTTGGGACTCCAAAACCGTTGTTTGCAGTGACTCTACCAACTAAAACGCCATAGTCCGCACAACTTCTTGTGTAGATATCTGTTTGTTGTATTTTAAGAGATAAAATTTCTAAGAACTCAAACTCTTGGTCTAACTGAACATTGATTGATTTGTTAATGCCAAGTTCGGTCTTAATCCTATATGAATCACCCATGAAATATCTTTAATTTATAAATAGTTTATGTGTAATTTTTAAGAATTGAATACACACATTATAAATTATAAATCAAAGATTGGGATAATAAACCAATTATGTGAATGTAACCGATTGGAAGTTCTGAACCAAAACTTTAATATCCTTATTTGGATATCTGATTTGGTAAACCTGTGATGGTTGAGCAAAAATTGTTGAGTTTACTGGCGCGATTTGTCTGGTCTCAGGGTTTGAATATTCCATAGATGTCTCAGCCGAAGAATATTGACCCCCAACATTGTTAAATACTTTGATGTCAGATACCGTTAACACCCCATTTTGATTTTGAACAATACTTTGTAATTCAGATAAATAAACGTTTTGCCCTAATTCTCTTACCTGTGGGTCGAAGTAAGTTGAGATTCTATCAATGACATCAGCGATAACTTGTCCTGAGTTTTGTGCTGACGTTAATACAACAGAAACTTCAACACTTAAGTCAATAACCTCTGCAGTTAAGATTGAAATATAATCATTCATCATTCTATAGTTAGACAAGTAAGTGGCAACATTTTGTCTAAGAGTATTCGATACAATATTGGTCAACCTTCCTGAGGTATCATAAGATAATAATTGAATTAATATTTTGTTGTTGTTTTCTGTGACAGAAACTTTAGCAGGAGCTCCAAACTCAGATGGCATATTTCGAATTATAGATTCATAGTCCTGAACAGTTACCGCTCTTTTTTGTGCCGAGAAGTTGAATGAGACATAATTTCTAATTTCTTCTAATGATGGTAACCCCGCACCACCAATTGCCGCAGTTACGTTGTTACACCTTAAAGAATTTACAACTGATGAGTTCGTAAGTTCTGATGGTCCATTTACGAAAAAGGATACGGTTCCAATTTGGGTAATTACGTTTGTTCCTAAGTTTGTACCCAAACCTCCACCAACTCGATATTGGACAAAAAGTGTTGAGTTTGGTGTTAATGCCGAACCTAACGACAAGTTATTAGAATATCTTTGTAAATCAATTGTCGCCCCCAACGTTGTAAACTGATTCAAGGCATCTTGCGCAGTATTTGTACCTCCACCAAAAGTTAATTTCTTAAATCCTTCAGGAGTATATTCACTAATAAATCTATTTTGGGTTTGGATATATCTACCAACTTTAATACCAGGTTGGTCGGATACTTTTGTAGGGTCTTCAATGAAAACTCTATCTTCGGCTAACGCATCAACTTCATACCATTTGTTTGATTCACCTAAGAATTCGGCGGATGTTGGGACGTTTGTATACTCAGTACCACTTTTCAACAGAACACTAGTAATACCTAAGACATTTTTTTCAGGTAAAAATAACTCAAAGAATGGCTTAACATCATTTGGAGTAATAACTCTCTTGAATACTTTTGTAATACCGTTAACAACTAATTCTCTTTTGGTAATAGTGTAATTCACTAAAACATTGTTTGCATTGAAATTAGGTATCTTTAATCTATTTGGAAATCCTTGGGCATTATATGGCGAAGTAAAATCGATATCGTATATGTTTTCAAATATGATTCCCGCTCCTGAAACTTGTGAACCTCTTGATAGAATACCAAGATATCTTTCATCTTCTTTATCCCCAAATGCCGGAACTGTGATAGAAAAATCAACTAAAGAAACTGATGGTCTTTGACCTGGAAGTTTAAGTCCATAAGTCCTTGCAATATTATATATTGAAGATCTTTGTTGGGCGTATTGAAGGACTGTCTCTTGGATACTTCTATCAATATGATAATGTAAGTTGTCAGCAACAGCTGCGTTCAAATCCAAAAACACAGAGAATACAGATGCATCATTAAAGTCCTGAATTAACTCAGGATAATACGTCCTTACATAATTTAGTAACTCAGTTCTTATTCCTTGATAATCTCTGGTTGTGTATGAAATTTTACGATTTGCCATCTATATTAAATATTGATAATAACAAAATCGCTCTGAGCAAAAGTCGATCTGTTGTTTGAATAATCTATTCTAATTTTAGCAGTATATTCTGAGGTACCTTTACCTGGAAATCTATATACTGGAGATTCACTAGTTCCCACAGTATTTTCACCTAACATAGTATCAACTTCTTCCATAGGGTCTGCAGGAGTTATTGTAATTTGATTCAATAGAAGGTTAGGCATAAAATTTTGAACCGCATCCCTAATATCTGATTGTATTGCATCAAACGTTAAACCATCAAATGGTTCGAATAAAAATTCATATAACCTTGTTCCGAATTCAGGTAAATAATATCTACTCCCTTTACGAGTTAACAACAAATGTATCAAGTCAGATTTTACTTGTTGTGCTTCTAACTGAGTAAGTTCCAAATAATCCCCTCGTCTAGAATCTCTAAATGGGAAATTTAATCCGTATGTAACTCCATTTGCCATAACGATAAATATAATCTCCTTGTTTTTCCTTATAAATAGCCAAAAATAAAAAATCCCGACTTTAATCGGGATTATTTATTCAATTAGGATGAACAACCGAAACACTCGATATCAATTCCTTCAGGTTTTGGTGGTAGATTCATGTTACTGTAATCAACTTTAGGAACTTCTACAACTGGTTTCGGTTTTTGGTTTTTCGATATATCCAACGCTAAGTGTTTCGCTCCTGTTGAAATTGCTTTCGTTCTCACATAATAACACAAAGTTTTCAAACCTTTTTCCCATGAATGGAAGTGTGATGATGTAATCTTAGACAACGTAGGGTTAGACATATATATGTTCATTGACTGAGATTGATCGATGAATGGTGCTCTGTCAGCGGCCATGTTAATCAACTCTCTTTGTGAAATCTCCCAAATTGTTTTGTACTTTGGAATAAGATGTTCAATTCTCTTAACCTTCTTATTGTAGTTCTTATCTTCAGGATCTAAGTACTGATTGAAGTTAATGTTCTGAATTGACCCTTCATTTAGAATGATTTCATTTTTCAAATCCTCAGACCAAATACCAATTTTTTCAAAATCATTAATCAAATATTTGTTAACAATCATGATTTCACCACCAACAACTCTTCTATTAAACAATGCTGAGTGAGCAGGTTCGGTCATTTCGAATGATCCCGTAATCTTTGCTGAAGATGCTACAGGCATTTGTGCAGTAAACAAAGAGTTACAAACACCATATTCCATAACATCTTTCTTCAAGGTTTCCCAATCCAAGAATAATTCTGAATCATTCAAACCCCACATATCAAATTGGAAAATACCTTTCGCCATTGGAGAACCTTTGAAGAATTCGTATGGTCTTCTGATACCTTTTTTACACAAATCATTACTTTCAGTGATTGCCGCAAAATAAATCACCTCGAAAATGTTTTTGTTCAACGCCTTTGCTTCGTCTGAAGTAAAGATGTAATCTAAAAGACAAAAAACATCCGCCAATCCTTGAACTCCAATACCAATCGCTCTTTGCTCTAATCCTCCTTTGAGACCTTTTTGAGTTGAATAGTTATTTTTATCAATAACATTGTTCAATGCTCGAACAGCCTTTCTTACTTCTTCAATCAAAAGTTTATAATCAAATTTTCCATCAACGATAAAGTTTTTAAGAACGATTGATGATAGTGTACAAATCGCAGTTGTGTCCTCATCAGTATACTGATAGATTTCATTACATAGGTTAGATTGTTTAATCACACCAATGTTTTGATGATTTGTCTTTTTGTTAGCACTATCTTTAGCACATAGGTAAGGCACACCAGTTTCAACTTGAGATTCAATCACTTTACTCCAAATCTCTTGAGCTTTCACTTTACGACCAAGACCCATATCAACAGCCAACTGATAGTTCTTCTCATATTCATCACCATAACATTCTTGTAGTGGTTTGATACCCTCCTTAAGAATATCGTTAGGACAGAACAGATACCAATCTTCATTGTTCTTAACCGCTCTCATGAAGTTATCAGGAATCCAAAGCGCGGTAAACAAATCTCTAGCTCGAAGTTCTTCAGCCCCCGTATTTTTCTTAATGTCCAACAAGTCCATAATGTCCTTGTGCCATGGTTCTAAATAGATAGCCGCACTACCAGGTCTTCTTCCTTGTTGGTTGAAGAATCTCAATGATTCGTTTACAATCTTTAAGTATTTTAATAGTCCACCAGCATATCCACCTGAAGATGTGATTCTACTTTCTTTACTTCTGATGTTTGACATACATAGACCAATACCTGCAGCATCTGAAGAATACGTTGAAATGTCGGTCAAACTTTTTAACAATCCATCTCGAGAATCTGAGTTATTATAGTGTAATACACAAGATGCTAATTGTGGAACTTTAGTACCTGAGTTAATCATGATTGGAGTCGCCTTCGAGATTCGTTGGTTTGATAACGACTCATAATATTCAACCGCTTCTTCAAAAGTATTAGTAACCCACAATGCAACTCTCATATACATGTGTTGAGGTCTTTCAATAGTTTTACCTTGTGGGGTTTTCAACAAGTACATTTCCTGTAAAGATCTCCAAGCGAAGTAATCGAAATTGTAATCGTTCTCATGGTTGATTACCTCATCAATCTTAGATGGGCCATACTTTTCAATCATTGCAATTAGTTCATCATGAACGACACCATCAGCATGAAGGGTATGCATTACATTTGAAAAACTTGGGTCAGTTTCTTTGTGATATGAAGAAATTGCAACTGAAGCTGCAAGTCTAGAGTAATCATAATGACTTCCAGTATACGCCGCAGCAATCTCATACACAAGTTTATCTAACTCTTTTGTGGTTATGTTACCCTCTGTTGGAACAGATGTAATTACTTTAATGAATATCTCATCAGAGTTTACAGTCAAACCCTTTGCAGCTCGTTTAATTCTGTTGTAAATTTTTTGAGGATTAAATGAAACATCCTCCCCACCTCTTTTTTTAATTTTTAATGACATCATAGATATAAAAGTATTAAATTAAAAATCAGAATCAAATGATAACTCTTCGTTTAGTTTCGCTTTTTGGTATTCCATTGTTCTTGACTCAAAGAAGTTACCCTTAGTTTCAACTGCGATTTGTTCCATAAACTTGAATGGTTGTTCTACATTGAACTCTTTTTTACATCCGAATTTAACCAATAATTGGTCTGTAATAAATTCCAAATATTGCTTCATTAGGTTTGAATTCATACCAATTAAGGAAACCGGTAAAGATTCTGTGATGAACTCTTTTTCAATCTCCAATGCTGACAATAGAATTTCTTTGATTCTTTTTTCTGATGGTTTATTCTCTAAGTGGTTATTCACCAAATGAATTGCAAAGTCACAATGAAGGTTTTCGTCTTTGAAAATCAAACTGTTTGCATTACACAAACCTTGCATAATACCACGTGACTTTAACCAGAAGATAGAACAGAATGACCCTGAAAAGAAAATACCTTCAACCGCAGCAAAAGCGATGAGACGTTCTTGGAACGTAGAGTTTTTAATCCAATCAAGGGCCCAGCTAGCCTTCTTTTGTACTGCAGGAAGATTATCTAATGCGGTGAAACAAAGTTGTTTTTCCTTCTCATTAGAGATATAGGTGTCAATCAATAATGAATACATCAAGCTGTGGATATTTTCCATCATTAATTGGAACCCATAGAAAAACTTCGCTTCAGGATATTGAACCTCTTTTACGAAATTTTCGGCAAGGTTTTCATTAACAATACCGTCAGATGCCGCAAAGAACGACAGAATATTCTTGATAAAATATTGTTCATTTTCAGTAAGATTATTCCAATCTCTGATATCATTAGTCAAATCAACTTCTTCTGCTGTCCAAAATGCCGCTTGATGTTGCTTATAAAACTCCCAAATGTCATTGTGTTCGATTGGGAATATTACGAATCTGTTCGGATTTTCTACTAAAATTTTTTCCATAATTTATTTAATTGTTTTTTATAATTGTTGTTTTTGTTGCTCTTTTTGTTTTCTTTTTTCCATCAACTCTTTCACCCTATCTCTCTTCTTCTCCTCTTGTTGTTCTTCGAATCCTAAGAATGTAACTGAACTTTCAGTATCAATCTCCAATAGTTCATTATTGAACTTACAATTTTCGAATACTACACCATCTTTTCCAAGACGAGATTTTGTAATTGCAATTGTTGCCAAGTTCATTTCCTTCTGTTGAAGAGTTTTTGCAACTGTAATGATGACGTGACCAACTTGCGCCTTTTTGATTGACCCCCCCATTTGGTCTGTTGTCACAACTTCTGAAGAAATAGAACTTCTATTTCCTTGAGTTGCAGTCCAACCAACTAAGTTAAGTTCATGACACATAGCCTCGAATCCTCTCATTACAGACCCTTCAGCTTTCCATTCATCCTTTGATGAAGATTCAGGTAACACACAATCAATATAATCTAACATAATCATATCAATTTTGTTTCCATCTGCAATCATTTTTCGAACCTGATTTTTAATTTGGTTCATAGTCATAGTATCAGATGCCAACTTCTTCAATACAAGTTTATTCTTCATTGTTTCTTGTACTTCAGTAATTTTGGACATCACTTCTTCTTTATGATGCGCCAATTCATCAGGTGGAATACCTGTCCATATTGTAAAGTGTTTCCTTTGAACAATCTTTGGGTTGTCTTCGAAAAATACTTGAAGGACATTGTATCCTAAGTTGAATGCCGTATTTGCAATCTTAGTCAAGATAGTTGTTTTACCTACACCAGTTGGTGCAAGAATTACTCCAATCTCTCCCTTTGCCAACCCTCCTTTAAGGAGTTTGTCAATGCCTGGAATACCCATAGGAATTGGATGTCTATAGTCCTCATCCAATACAGTATCCAAGTCAGAGAAAATGTCCGTTTGACCTTTCTCAATCTCACCAACCTGTAGTGCCTCCCTAACCAATCCCTCAACTTTATCATAAGATTCAAAATCACCTTGAGTGATGATTTTTTGAGCCTTATCCATCGCCTTCTGTAGTTCTTGTTGTTTACAGAACTTCAAGGCTTTTTCTTGTACAAATTGTGTCCCTTCGAATGGTGCTTCCTTAACTTGTTTTAGAGTGTCTAAAACAATTTTTGCAACCAACTCTTGGGATACTTCGGACTTGATTATTTGTTCGAGAGTTTCAAAATTAGGGGTTGACTCATACTTCACATAGTACTCCTTTATCATTTGTAGAATGATTTTGAAATACTTATTGTCGAAATAAGTTGATTCGATAACATCAAGAATAGACGATGAAAAATCTTTATCTACCACAATCTGATTCAGTAATTGAATCTGAAATGTGTTCCCTAAGTAATCGAAATTTTTGTTCATATAGTTTTGTTCCTCCCCTGTGTATTATTAAATACTCACTTACTCAAATCAAAATCCAAATATTGGTAACTTAATGTTTGTTCGGAAAAAATGTCAGTTAATTCTCGAAGAATATCTTTCAAAAAGGGTCGTACGTCAACGGTATAACGAACTTTAGGTGGAAAAAATTTTCCATCAAAAATTCTATGACAAATTGTCGTGTCCCCAACTTTGACGAAAATATTGAAAATTTCTGGACCCTCAGTATAAGATGTATCCATAATTGAAGAATCGTGCATAATGGATTCACTGTTGTCCATCATGTAAATTACGGTCTTCATTTTCAAATGATACTGAAGTTCTTCTTTCACTCCATTAATGAATTCATAGAACTCAATGGAGTTTTTTGCATTTGGATTGTAACCTCTAACATTGAAATATCTTTGAACCACGATGTTATCGTTAAGGGTCAATAGAAATTCCATTTTAGTACTGTCTTGCTCTTTCATAAAGTTTTTAATTTTTGTTTGTGTTTCTTTTTTCTTTTCGTGTAAGTTTCATAAATGGTCGGAGGAAATTTACCCAAGCTTCATCATTCTTGGGTAGATACTTGAAGAGGCCGTCCTCCATCATCATTCTCATCAAGTTTTTGTATCCACGGTCTGTGGGGTCAATTGTGTCGGTGTAAATCTGTTCCACTAATTCTTTTCCATCATCAGTAATCAAAGGGTTATAGAGGTCAACAATTTTTTTATTTATTTCAAAGAAATCTTGGCCAAATGTACCATTTTTAGTTTTACCAATCAAAATGTTTTCTAATGCTTTTGGTTTTTTCTTTTGCTCGTTATTTCGCGCATTATCCAAGATTTCCTCGATAGTACATGATTTCTCCAACAACTCGGGAAATAATTTGACTAAAGTTTTTTCCCCCAACATTTCTATACCATCAATGTTATCGGACTTATCCCCCGTTAGAATCTTTGTTAATAAGACGTTTTGGTGGGGTATGTTGACCTTGTTAATGGTAATCATGTCTCCATACCTATAATATTGTTTGGAGGTCGGAGAGTAGATGGTTACCCGTTCTGATATGAGTTGAGTTAGGTCTTTGTCCGCAGAAAAAATAATAACTTCCTCATCAATGGACAATTTGGTATAATATGCAATAAGGTCGTCCGCTTCATTATTAATCATTTCAACCTGACGCACGAATATTTCTTCGAGATATTGTTTAACTCTCGACTTCTGTTGAAGATATGATTCGTACTTAAACTCATTCATATCCTGACGACGGTTTGCCTTATATTGGGGATATATGGATTTCCTTATGGAAGAGTTTGACTCACCATCCCAAAATATAATTACTTTGTCATGATTATGTTCTTCGAGAAATTTTCGAATGGTGTTTATAAAATGGTAGATTCCACCTAAGTGGTCTCCACCATTATACAACTCTTTTACTCCATGAAATCCTATTTTGAACAGATTGTCTCCGTCCACTAATAATGTTTTAATCACAACTCGTGATTTAATTTGTGAATACTTTGGTTCCTTTACTTAAATTGTCTCCCGCCCACAGAGGTTGAAGATTACTATAATGACATAACTTATAAAGTTCTTCTTCGGTTTTTGCCGACGATAATGGAATGATGTGGTCAATGTGCCACTCACTCCGGTTATCCCAACTCATACCATCAATAAATTGAGTCTCTAAATGTTCTTTAAGAAATTCTGGTGAACATCCTATAATATCAAATGTTCGTTTTGAACGGTATTTCAAATACCTGTTAACCGAATTTCTCATATTAGAAATAATTCTGAATAAAATATCTTCTTTTTTTCTCCGTTTTTGATAGTTATTCAAATATTCTTTGTTGTCACTAAACCACTTGATTTTACGTTCTCTCTCTTTTTCGTAGTTGATTGTATAATACTCTTCAAAATATTTCTTATAATATTCTTGGTTTATCTTATTCCAATTAGTATTATATTCTTTAATTTTTTCTTTATTTTCTAATCTATATTTTTTTGATTCTATTTTTTGACAATCTCTACATTCAGCCTTTCTACCATCTTTCACCCTAGAACATACATTATATTCTAATAATGATTTTTCAGTAAAACATTTAGAACAAACTTTAGTTTCCATTTTTAATTATCTTCCCTTTCTTCTTCTAAGTCAAAATCACCATCAACACCAATAATATCTTTCCAATACTCGGCGTATTCTTTCTTATATTTTTCAATATTAGATTTTTCTTCGGAAGAATCTTTACCCGCCAGAAATCCATGTGGTGTTACTATGATTTTACCATCATCATAACCAAGACCATTTATATGGTTTTTTAGTACAGATACTTTACTTCGTATTGCGAATTTAATTGACCTTTTATCCTTAGTTGCGGTAATCTTAGAAGTACCGGCATCTTTTTGATTTCCAAATAAGAAAACTATAGATGAATTAAGCCAAACCGCGTTACCCCCCTTAGACATAATTTTAGGTTGACCAAAAGGATTGTCTGGAAGACTCACCCACGGCTGGTTCACAATTATCAAAGTATTTTCATATTTTGAATCAGCTTTACGAGACCCTGAAATACGCTGATTGATGCCCATCCCGATTTTATCAGACAATGCCGAAGCGTTATGCATCTTTCCACCTTTACCCTCAAAAGTCATTTTACAAGGAACTGAACCAACAGAGTCCCACATTATACATAAACTATAATCTAACTCACCTTTTTCCTGAGCATCTAATAGTTCATTAATGTAGTCAGTTATTTGTTCGATGTAATCAAAGTTATTATTGAATATGAAAAATCCATCCCAATCCAATTCACCTGTTTCTTCGTCAACAACTTCCTCACATTGGAACCCCATCAACTTGGCATGTTCGAAACTCCATTTTTGTTCCGTAATAATGAACACAGGAAGGATACCTTTCTTCTGAGCATCAACTGCGGTCTTTACCAATGCAGTTGTCTTACCTGTATCAGAGTGGCCTAAGAACATGTTAAGATGTCCAATGGCAGGGCCAGGAAGTCCAACGGCATCCAAGAAATCAGGACCTAAGTCAAAGAATCTTTGTGGTTTATACTTTGCTGAAGTAGAAAATTTCTTCTTCAAACTTTCAAAATCGTTTTTCTTAATAGCCATAAGGATAGGGAAATGAAACTCGGACACCAAATAGTATCCGAGTTGTGTTATTAATTAGAACGGAAGGTCTCCGTCAGGTTCGTCGTTCGACTGTGGGTCGATATATGAGGATGTGGATTTTTTTGATGAACCACCAAAACTTTCTTCATGTACTGAACTATCTCCATATACATAACCACCTTTATCGTTATCCCACTTTGGAGTTTCTCCTCTTGCAATTGCTTCGAGATATTCAACAGGTTTTTTAGAATAAACATCCAACCATGTTAACTCGTCTTCAATCCAAGCCTTTGCCTGTGATTTGTCTGTATGTACAGGAGCTGGATCATCATACATAATTGTGGATACAGTTGTATACTCCTTACCTTTAGGTGTTTTAGCTTTGGATAGTTCGATGATAAGGTCTCGACCATTCTCAGGGTCTGTGATATCACCTTTATTTCTCCAAATAGGAATAATCTTATCTAAGATTCCATCGTTTTTGAAATTGTGTTTGAATCTCCAAAACTTCACTCCGTCTTCTTCGTGGTCTCTGTCGATTACTTTAACAATATAAAACTTACGAGCTTTGTATTGTTTTGCCAATTCTTTGTCAGATTCTTTACCAGTTGACATCAATTCTTCGTAAACCTCATTCAAAGGTGAACGCTCATTGTCATTTTTTCCTGGATCGTAGAACTTTTGCCATTGTCCTCCAACTTGGATTTCATGATACCAAGCTTCCTTAAACGGTGATGAACCGTCAGACGTAGGAAGAATTCTTACTCTTCTTTGTCCTGTTTTCTCTTTGTCTCCTAAGATTAAAGCGAAATATTTTTTCATTCTTTCGTCTTGCGACATCTTCGATTGGGCCCCGCCCCCTTGTTGTGATTTTTCGTACTGTGCCAATACGGCGTCTAATGAACTCATGTGTTTTTATAGATTAAATTAATAAATTGTTTATACAAACATAAGAAAAAACATGAAAAAGTCAAACTGAAAAAGTTGTCAAAGGGACTATCACCTTAAGGTCTATAAAAAAAAGATAGAATATCAATTCCACTCCAAAAACCCTCAGGATTGAACTTGATAGTATTTTGTGATAAAATATTCATTTCATTCTCTATAACGAAAGACTCAAATAGTTCCTTAGTCATATTAGATCTCCCTCCCCAATTTCTGAAAGAATAGTCTTGTCCTTGTTGAAAATTAGAATGATGTATAAATCCGTGCCCTCCATTAACAAGAACTCGAGAAATTTCTTTCACATAACTTTTGATTACGTTTTGATGCATATGAACAAAAGAGTCAAAAGAGAAAACTAAATCAACTGAATTACTCGGTATCGATGTTAAACTTAACCCATCATTTACATGATATTCTTTAATGTGGTTTCCAAGTTTTTTTTTTGTTTGTTCTATACAACTTTCGTTCAAATCAATGACAATTAATTCATCTGCAAGAATACTCAAAAATTGAGAAATTCTACCGTGTCCAGGAGCTATTTCTAAAATCTTTTTTCCTCTAAATTTTTTTAGGGGGTCAAAAAGATAAGTATTCCATAGGTTTTCGGTCGTCCCGAAAGATTTAGACCATTCGTGACCTCCGTCTGCCCAAAGACCCAAGTCATTCCAAATTCTTTGTTCCTCAACATTGTTAAACTCGCTCATAAATCCAATATAATAAAAAATACAATAAAGAATATAATTAATAAAAAAAGGTACCCGAGAGTACCTTCTAAATGTGTTGTGGTGTGTTACCTAAATGAAGTTTTGTAAACTTCATTGTCTAAACCTCCACCAGGTTGAAATGAGTTTTTAATGTCATTCACATTTATATCAGTAACTTCGTCTGCAGTTAAAACATAATCATTTTTTCCCGTCTTTTCCATCTCATCTTGCTTGTCATCGAAGAATTGTGAAAGTTTTTGACTAAATGGATATGAGTCGTAGGTTCTTAATTCCAATTTTTCTTGGGGAGTTTTTTCTCTGTACTTTTCGATTTTAACTTCAAGAGAATTTAATTTATTCATAATGGTATCCATTTCTCCTAACTTAGATTGTAAATCATTAAGTTGGTTGAATAAATTATTGAAATACTCTTCTTGTTTAGTTTCGATATTTTTTTGTGAATCCACTAAATCGGTAATATCAAGTTCTTCTGTACCCGATTCATCAGTTGTTTCTTCAGATTCTCCCTCATCATCAATTTTTTCAACATCAGGATCAGCCTCGACATCGATTGGTTGTGGTTCTGTTTCAGGAGCTGCTGGTGGTGTTACTTCTGCAGGAGCCGGTGCGGGTGCCGCAGCGGCGTCAGGTGCTAAAGCCGCCAATGGATCTGGCTCAGTCGGTGCTCCAACTTGTTCTAATATATAATTGTTAATCTTTCGATGTCTTTCAATCTCTTTGATAATTTTTTTATCTAAACTCATTTTTTATCCGTTTAATAATGTTTTTATCCCATTAGGAGTTTCCACTCTTACTCTTCGATTTGCGGTTGTTTGATGTCCAGCTCTTTCGATAAGACCATCTCTTTCTCTGACTGTATAACAATCTCCTGTATCTAAATCACAAACTTGTTTAGTTCCATCTCCGTTGTCTTCCTGAGAAAATCTGACAGATTTACCAAGATAATTGTCTAATGCTGTTTTTATGTTCATAAGAATCTTTTTATATAAATATGTAGGTTATGAATTAAGTTACTTAAGAATTATAGTGAAGTTAAACGATTGAACTACCTGTTTAATTACATCCTCAGGATTTTTAGTTTCATTATATTTCACATATGCGTCATCATTATTACATACAAATACTACTTGATTATATATTTTTGTAACTTTTTTAATATCGTCTGGTTCATCTAAATCTTGTTCTACAATATCAACGATTTCAAAATCAGTTACCGTAAATGACTTTCCATCTGTGGAAACATTCCCTTCCAATTCTCTATTTCCAGTTTGTTTACCTAAAGTTTCTTCTTCAAATGTGTTGTTCGGTCCTGCCTTAACACCAACCGCTCTCCACTGCCATGTCATAAAAGATGGAATAATTTTCCAAGGCCCAGATTCCGGATTAACATTTACTCTCAGAGATGTATCACTTCCGAGTAAGTTAGTTGTTGTTGTACCAGTCAGTACGACTGGTCCAGTTTCTTGTGGTTGTGTGTTAGCATTTGGAATACCTGGCGCAACTTCAGGTGGAATAGACGCAGATGGTCCTTGAGCTGTAGTTGGTTGTGCTGGTTCTGGTATTGAAACCATAGTCAGGTCATATGTGAAATTAGAAACACTAACTGTAGTACCATAATCAGTTGTTAAACTAATCTTTTCTTCTACTTTAACTCCCTCTCCAACTTGAGGTACTGTAAATCTAATTGTACCCGAATTCAAAATTGTAACTCCTGAGAACGGTACTATTGTAGTACCAATTTTAATTTCTTTAGTTGTTTCAAAATTTGAACCATTTATCTGAACGATAGTTCCAACTTTACCAATTGTAGGGGAGAATGATGTAATTATTGCCGGAGGACAAGTTTGACCAGGTATTGGTGATGGTGTTGGAGTGACATTCGGAGTATTGGATTGGCCCTCATTTTTATCATCAGTTGTTTTATATTCAACGGATTTTTCAACATTGGTTAAACCAACTTCAACCGCGGAAGCCAAAGCTTTTTTGAATGTATCTCTTGTTTGTTGGAACTCATTAAAATTCTTATCGTAATATTCTTCTGATACGTTTGATTTGGGCCAAAAACAAACATAATATTTTGCTAATCCTAATTGAATTACCCTTTCCACGTTCCCACGGATACGTCCCGACATAAACTGAATGTAGGCATCGAGGGTATCAAAATGAGCAACTGGTAATGATATATTTGTTGAAGGAGTTGTTTTGATATTAACACAACTATAATTTCTTTGTAATAAAGAAACTTGTCCTCCCCAGTCCATATCAAGAGATAAAGTCGCTAAGTTATTATTAAATCCGTTAAACGTACCAACATTAGTGTTCGAATCAGATTGGAAAGTTCGAATATATGATATACTATAAATTATAGTTTGTAAATCAGGATTATTAGGTATCAATCGTTTTAACGCATTTGCAAAGTCAGTCGGACTGAATTTTGTTAATTGTCCATTTACCGCTACGTATCCAGGATTTGCATTTACATAAACAGGTGCCGTAATTTTCGAACTACAAGAATTTGTAGTATCCAAAGTATTATCAGCCTTTTGAAGAACCTCGGTTGATTTTACGTTGTCAGTTGTTGCACTAACCTTTATTTGGTCTTTATTAATTTTCAACAATTCTTCTAACCTTGTAATCAAATTTTGGTTAATACTTTGTAAAAACGTATCGATAGATGGTAAATCATAAATCCCTTGTCGAATCCCATCGAATACAGTTTGGAATGACCCTGGTTGTATCGAATGACTCACATCTGTAATCATGTAAGGACCATTAAACATTGGAACATGTCTTAGATTGAAATACATTGTCGGTTGAATCAAGGCATTACCCAAACTTGTAACCGTGGACTTGTAAGACCTATTTTTATATAAGTTATACAAACTAACATTTTGAGTTGCAACAGCTCGTCCTGACGCTTGGTCGACCATATTAAGTTGGGTATTGATGGACTCCGATGTCGCAACGCCATTATCTTGAGACACTGTAAATGAATAAAATATATTCTGATTTCTTATTCCTACGTCAACATTGAATCCAACGCACTTGTTAGATAAGGCCCAATCTGTTTTTCCTTGTTGGTCTTCAATTAAAGGATTTTCTGATGCCCTCCTTAATTCAAAAGCATCATCTCTAAACTTAAAATTATTTTTTGGTAGATTAAGATTTTGAGATGGTTTACCAACATAAAAACAAACTAGTTTTGGCCCCGAATTTCTATAATCAACGTCCAAGAATGTACCCCATAAATTGTTAGCAAACTGAAGGGAACCCTCAGGTCTAGGTGATGCAGTTCCATCAACCTCTTGTACATTATAGAAATTAACATAAGACGGTAGTGGCATAACTGTGAAGTTGTTTTTAATCAATATGCCACTAATGAATGTGAATACACTCATTGCCTGATTCAATGAATTCTTATTTAGAGTATTTTTGAGTTCGAAGATATCAATCAAAATAGTATCTCCGATATTTCGGGACGCCCTATCCAAAAACAGAAAGTCCTCGAATAACGTTTTGGTTTTGTAATCACCACCAGCAATCCACTTATCATTGAGTGCCTTGAACATTTCGTAGTTTTCAACTTTACTCTGTTCACCAGTAATGACACTATTAATTACTCTTTCGGGTAATTGTTGTTGGTTGGGTAAACTTCTCCTCAATCCTGTCAATACTTCATTCAAAAAGTTATTTTGAATACCAGTTTCTCTTTGTAGATATTGACTTAATTGATTTTGAAACTGTGAAGCGGTTATATTAGGATTATTAAGTTTTTGTGTCGCATACATCTTAATGATAGGTGCAAGTAATGTTACATTTTGACTTGTGAACTCTATATTATTATCAATGAAAAAGTCGGTAATATATGAACCAACCGAACTATACCTAACATTCGGAATGGTTGAAAATCCAACTTCAGTTTCCAATGCTGTCCAAGCTTGTCTATTATTAATTTGTGATTGACTCAAAGTTAAGTTACTTCCTAACTGAGGCAATGTATTTGGTACATATGGCTCAAAAGTTATAGGGTCAACTACAAACTCAGCATTGTTATGTGATAAATAAGAATCAAAAATTCTCCTTTCATAATTGGAAGGATTACCATACTTGAATATTACATCATACTCCATAAACGCCTTGATACCGCTTTGGAACAAAGAATATTGGTTACTAATAGTATTATCAAAATATTGTCCTTCGGTTTCTTCTTGTGACTTAGTTGGGACCGTCATCAAACTTCTAAACAATGACTGAAAGTTTTTGAAGTTTGCATTCACATTTACAGTTGATTGTCCAAATGTTGTAACATCTCCGCCAGTATTTGCATCTGTTATACGTTTACAAAAATTTAAGAATTCCAATTCAAAAGAATCCAAAATCTTTTTTTCAAAAACTGAAAATACTTCCTCTATTTTGGTGTAATTGTCTTGGGTTAAAAAATGTAAAGGAGTTTGATTATCCCCACTTGTTATTAAATTCAAGTAAGAATCAGGTTCAGGAAATGCTAATTGATTATTATCAAAATATCCAAAATTTGATGCCGACCATAAACATCTAACCGATCCGTTGAACACGGCAGGATTATTGGTAATATTTACTTTTGTTGTAGGTGTTGTGGTTTGGTCGACTATACACGATTCCACTGTCTGATTGAAAGGGGTTCCAAACGAAGGTATTACAAAATAATCGTTACCAACTGTGTTGTCTTTGGGGTTACAATCGATGGGAGCATCTGGAGTTGTGTTAGGTAATAACACAGACCATGTTGTCAACTGAAAAATCTTACCATCCTGTTTGGCATTAACAATGTTTGATGGACTGAAATTATATAACTTCATTCCTGCATTAACACTGTTTTGGATTTCAGTATCAGTATAATTTTGATACAAATCATATCCGTTATAAAAAACATTAAAGTCATTTATAAGTTTAGGATAAAATCCAACTTGCATTTGTATTTGTGTAACTCCTTCACTTTGTAAACGAATTCTTGTATTTACATTTGAATATTTGAAAGTGTATGTTTCGGTAATTGAACTCGTAGGAGGATAAAAATTTTCCGCATAGTTAAAGTTACCCCAAGCGGTATCCAATATATCTACATTAGATTCCTTATACTTTTTGTATCTATGCCATATCGACCCATATTTCAATATCCAAGCATATGGTAATTTATGAATAGCGCCAAACTTTTTCAGTGTGGATGAGATGTAATCCAATTCAGTTGTGACATCATTCGAGAACGATTTATATTTTTCTCTCAATGTTGCCAATGGTAAAGAATTAAGGAACAAATAAGCCGCTTGCACATAAGGATATGTGTTACCTGATATTCTTGAATTATAAACTCCATTCTGTACCGCATTAATAAAGTAAGGAGTATTCAACATCGATGTTGTTGACCTTGGGCTCAATAATCCTGTAGGTGTAGTTCCGTTAACATATCCCTCAGTCGCAACAAAGTTTTCTGGAGTTCTGAGGGAATAAAATGCACTTAATCCAACAATACTACTATTAAATAACCCTGACGTGAGTGCAACTAGTGTTGGGTTTAGATTTATTAAATATGAAAAATTTGTTACTGGTCTATTGTCTGTGTAATTATACACATCTGTAAAATTAGAAATAATTTTTCTAGGTTCGAAAATCGTAAGTGATTTGTTTGTATTATATACTTGATTGGAAACCGCAGTATTTCCTTGATTCAAATTTGTCAGACACCAGTTAGGATTGGTATAAGGTAATGTATCCACAATAAGTGGGTCATTTGACGCGTTTACTACTAAAGCACGTAAAGCCTCAGATTTTGTAAACACCTGAGGAATTTTTCCCAATTCTAAAGAATTTAGAATCGCAAACGAATTTTCTGTTAAACCTCTGATATAAGGTGTTACAAAAAAATCTCTTATGTAATCTTGATAAGCCCGTCCTGTTCCTGTGTTTGATATTGTTCTTAAAAAATCAGGATAATTAGACGAATTCAAATTAAAGTTTTTTAATTTCAAAGTCAAATAAGGGGAATTAGCCCCAAGTTTGGTTTGAATGTTGTTCACTTCAGTTTCGATATTCAACTTAACTAACTCATCAACTTGATTCAGATTAGCCCTAATCAATCCAGAATAATGTGACGTGAGGAATTGTCTTTCCCAAATCTCATAAAAGAATTTAATTTCTTCTTTATTTGTGTAAGCTAAACCTGTTGATGGAAACTCTATCGCATTTATATTGATAATATTAGTATCCCTTTCATTATCTAATGGAGGTGGAGAATTAGGATTTTGAAACTTTTGTGTCAATCCTTTCATGTATTCCTCAACAAACTCAACTTCAGGCCACTTATCAAAAAGGTACCCTTGAGTTAAATCAACCACCGATGGGTCAGCAATATATTTTAATTGGAATCTCCCTTTTTTATCATCAGGGGTTTCAACAAAAAATTGTGGCCAAGGGTAGACAGGAACTTGTGAATTAACCGCATCCGTATTCAATTGATTTTCATTGAATAATGTGAATGGGTCTCTTACAACATTATCTATAGTTTCAGTACTTGGAGCTGAAGTTGGGTTTTCCAAAATTGCCCTTTTTCTTACAGGGTCATATTTTACATCCCACGCCTCTGTGTGAACATCATCTAATAGACGTATAAAACCTTCAGCTGATGCCATGATTACCGCAATCATATTTCTTACTGTTGGTGTAAATCCAATACCAGTGGCAGTGTCTTCGATTTTTCTCAATAATAAGTCAGAAATTTCACTTTCATAATCTGAAAGTTTTTTGTTGGCTTGGGCCTCCATCAAGGCTATTTGTTTATCAAACCTTCCTTCCCCTTCAAACACAAACCATTTTTGAGGAACAACGGTAAACTTAGAATTTATCAAACTTGCCAAACCAACTATAGCACCCACTGGATTGGTTTGTTGTAATTCTTTGGGCACGAATAAAGTTGAAACTCTACTTTTTACTTTATTTTCGTCTTCAACTGTTGGATTGGTAATTCCTGTTTGAATTCTCGTTGTTTCCTTCCAATCGATTTCAGACCATTGTGGTGCGGTCCTCTCCAACATTTCATATTTTATTGGATTTGGTATTGGAGTTACTCCTTTGGTACCTAAAGTTGGGTTTTCAGATAACGCTTGGTTATATCTTGTAATATCACCCTGTAGTTTGGAAATTGCAGTATCCTTTACTTCACGAGACAATTCTTTGAAGACATATACTCTTTCTCCTGATACAAGAATGATTGGTCTTGGGTCTAAATTTATATTAAACCAAGAATTATTCGACGCTCTGATTGTGTTAAAATATTCAGTAAGTATACCTTTATAATTTCTGACATTCGTTAGTGATTCGACTTCAGTCTTGTCAAACGAATCCATGATATTTGTTTCAAAATTTTCTAACTTAATCATCAACTGAACTAAGGTTAATTCAGGAAAATTAGGGTCAATTAATCCTTTGGCCTTATATTCACTATAAACCTCAACAATCTTTTGATACCCTTTTTCAGCAACTATCTGTGTAACAACAGCCTCATTCGACCCTAAGTTATTTGCACCCCTTTCAGCTTGTGTACTAGCTTGAGATTCAGCAGCTTTGTTCGGTTGTTGTGGACCATCCAAAGTTTGACTAATGTCGAATCTTTGGCTATACATGTGAGGTGCCGCTAACAAATGACCCATAGCCACTTCATTCAATATATTGAATTTGTATCCTACGAAATTAAGTCGAACCTGATAATTTCCACTGAAACCATTGAACGAAGCGTGAAAATCTTTCAAGTTCAACTGATATCTAACCGCCTGACCATAATACCCTTTTAGTGTTAAATAAAACTGAGGGTATGGCATGTTGAAAAATGCAGCATAAGGAGAATTATTTCCAAGTTCGAATAATGCCTTACCTTGAATGTCTTCCAACAAAATTTCTACAGTTGGAATGAAACTCTGTGTTGTTTTGATGTTTATCGACGTAATTCCAAGTAATCCATTGTCAATTATATCTTTTTCATTTGCAACAGTATTAATAGTATAAGGTTTTTGTCCGTTGTAAGATTCTATACCAACCTCAAGTTTTTGATTCTCCCCTTTGAACTTAGTCGAGTTTTCCCCTGTCAATTCATCATAATATCCAGCCCCCAAAAAAGCATTTTTGGTTGGTTTCAAAAAATTCATTTTGGCAACTGATATTGTCCTGATTCTGTCTTCGGGACTTCCACCAACCGCCAATTTAGTTCTTGGTAAGAGATCTGCTTCCAAGTTGGCATACATTACAAGATTCTCATGGTCGACAAGCCTCTCTTTAATATTTCCAAAATCATCTATAGTTTTATTGGGGTCAACCACAATAATGTTATTGTAGTCAAACTCCACTAAAATATTACCACTAGTGTCTGCTTGAATGTTACCTGCCATAATAATAAAAATGATTTTCTAAAGCTGCCTTATAATCCTGTAAAGATGGTAGTAAGGGAAATGGGATAATCAATACCGCGCCATCATAAATATTATTTTCCAAACCCCCAAATTGTGGATTTGCCTGAAGAATAAGCCAACTAAAAACTGGTGAGTTATAATATTCTTGGGAAACTTTGTCTAATCTACTTTTTGCAACTTTATAAATAAATGCCTTATCGGTGGGTTTTTGAGGCAGAGATACGTAAGGAACAACGGTTTGTTCCCCATTAATTAGAAAATCACTATATCGGTTCCAATATTGATATGCCATTAGTTCAGTTTTGCTTTAGATATATATGCTCCCGCCACGTTTCCATTTGTATCGTTCCAAGTCAACACATTAGTATTTTGATTCGTTGTGTTCGCCAAACCTTTTATCAAGTTTTCTTGGGAGGTTTTTTGAGTTGTGTCCGCAGAATTTTCAGTCGTAAATGTGAAGTTTCTTTGTTTTTTATCAAATGGTGTATAAATTAAATAATCTTTCAAATCATTTTTTTCTAAGTTTTCAATGAATGATTTTGTAATATTATTCTCTTCGAGGAAAACAGGTCTTGCAGTCCTAATCCAATATGTATCAAATATTGATTCAATGTCAACAGATCCATTTCCAAGTAACGCTTGATTACCAAGTACATTACCTATGAGTTGTTGTTTGAATGTTTCATATTTCTTAACATCAATGACATCATCTGAAATAATCATATAAACTCTTCGGAAAGGATAATTTTCAGTTGTGTCACTAAATAACACATTTGTACTAAATGGTTTGAAAACTTGTTGAACAGTAACTTCTTTAGATTTTCCATTCTCAGTTTTGAAAACCAAAGTACCCTGATACTCCACACTATTGGCAGGATAAATGAATTTCTTTGGACTTTGTATAATCGTATTAAACTCTTCAATATTATTTTGAAGTTTAATGGTATCTTCAACTAATTCTGAATAAGTATTTTGTGCGATTGTCGTTGGGTGAACATCCGTTATTCCTGATGTCACATACACTGTAACAGGTCCATTTTTTGCTTGAAGACCATCAGTACCAGTATTTGTTAATCCTGACAACTGGAAAGTAATTGTATTCAATCTAGCAAGAGTTTGAATATAACTTTGTTCTTGATTCACCAAACTTTGAGAAATAGAAGAAATTGCGTTTTGGAATGAACTTCTTTTTCTCGATACAAAATTGTAATAGTTTTCTTTAATTGTACGAATCAACGATGGTGACAAATTTTTTGATGGTTCTGAAAGGTATTTTATAAATCCTTCAGTTCCATCTTTAATGTTCTTATCAAGTTCAACAAATATTTCATCAAATCTTTTTTCAACATTGTTTGGTTTTCCAAATAATACAACCGTGTCGGGATTAACATTGAGATTCCCTTGTGTATAGTTTCTCTCCAATATCCATTGTTGTCTCACCGCATTATTATATTGGTTAACACTTTCTTTGACCTTATTCACAACAGTTGTAAAGTATGTTTGAGTATCAACAACAACTTTGTCCATGAAATCACTATAACTTAGTATACCTGTTGTAACACCACTTGTATTTGTCTCTGAACTGATTATAGACCCGATAGCATTGTTGTTATCTTGTCCATTATACACAACTCCAGCATTTGGAATTGGTGGAGGGGTCTGTCCATCCAAAAACATTTTATCCAAGATTCTAGATGATTCAGTGTCTGTTACATCCGCTCTATCATCATATATTTCAGTATTTGCATAATAATTGAACGTTAAAGCATTTTGCAACTTATCGACAGATTCTTTCAATCCACTACCTCCCACAAAGTTGAAAGATAAAGTCACGTTCGCAATCATTGGTTGAACCCCAATACCTTCAGGGTTTATATCCAATCCTTCATATGTTATTCCTAAAGAGGTAGGAATTATTTTAGTATTATAAAAATCTCCAACCCTTAAGACCAAAACTGGTGGTGCTCCAAATGAAGTATTAGTTGCATTATTATAAAGTAATTCCGGCTTACTTGTTGGTGTAACTTGTTTGATAGTTGGTATTGTATCACCAGGACGTAAACATTGTTGTAAAAATGTCAATCTTGAGTTCAATCCCTCAGGAGTCATTGAATGGAATGATGGTTGGAAAAACTTCAATTTGTCTTTCAAATTATCATAAACCATCGGAGTTGTTTCTTTGATGGTTTCAAAATAATCACATTCAGAAAGTAATGCTCTCACAACCCTTTTGGTGATGTTGTCTCTTGGTTTCCATTCTTCCGTAACAACAGGCTCTACTTCAGTCGTTGTCACAACTGTACCTATTAAAGGATTCGATGGAGACGGAATAATTGTTGTCTCAGGCGGTGTCTGTGGCGCAGATAAAGTGGAGTTAATACTTGATATATACGCCCTTCTACATGCCATAGCCGCAGTTGTAAAAATATCTTTAGACCCCGCTTGTGTATCTCCACCTACAACATTATTGTCTTTATCAGTACAATTAACAATTTTTCCCATTCGAGAAGGTGTTCCTGTGAATAATCCTTCAAAATTGAAAACTTTAGGTTCCGCAGTTGTTTCTTCACCAAAAGCATTTTTAGGCTTCACGATTAATCTTTGTGGTGAAGAGGTCATGTACTTTTGAGTATTAGGATTTTCTTCAAAAAATTTAATCATCGCAGCAATTCTTCGCTCCGAAAGTTTTTTATTATAATCAATGGATGCAGGTGCGGAACAGCTTGAATCAACTTCAATTGTAACTGTACCATTAGGATTTGTTTCAAAAGCCTTTCCCAATTTTATTGCCAAATCATTCACAGCATTATAATTTGGAGTAACAACTGTATTGAAGAATGTTTGGGTTTTTCCTGAATTAGGTTTTGTTTGATATAATTCTTTATCCGTTGTGGTATATCTTTGATATTCAGTTGTATAGTTAATTGTGGTATTTGGTTTCGGATAATCATTCCCAAAATAAAACCCTAACTTTTCATAATCTGTGAATTGTACATTAGTGTTCCCCCCTCCACCTTCTTGAGATACAGGTATTCCACCGTTACCATCAGGTGAATTAAATCCAGTTTCAATTGTACCACGGGTATATATAATTTGTTCTCTCGTCATTTCTTTTGACGTAATCGCTTGTTGTAACTCGAACAAATCATTTGGGTTTATATTCACATATTTTTTTGCCAATTCATAGATATCATACTTTCTACAACCAGCAAAGAAAGATTCTAAAATACTATCAATTCGTGTTTTGTTTGTTTCATTTCCCAATACTTTGTTAACAATAACATTCAAAACTGATGGATGGTCTACAACAATCTTCCATTGTAAACTACCTGTTCTTGATGTATTTTTGTAAGTATAAATTGGTTCGGGTCTACCTAAAAAGTCAGATTGATTCCAGTTAGACGAAACGTTTTCACTAAATGTTAATCCATAGGGTGGAAACCACATTACTCGACCACCATTCGGACCTCTTTCACAAACAGGTAAATCCGAAGTCGAAAATCCAGGAGTATTGGATGTTCTCCACGCCAAGTTTTCCAAAGAAAACATATATTTCTTTGCGACAGCATTATTTATAGTACCAACTATATTTGTTGAATCTTGTCCACCCTCTTGTTTGTTTGGTGAGATGTTCAGGTTATAAGTTTTATCTAATACTGAATATGCAAATCTTCTATTTTCCGTGGTTATACCATCCGTTTTTTGTAAATCATTGTATTGAAGGTATGGTAAATCTTTAGCAAAAACTCTACAATATTCTGTACCAACTTCTTGTCCAATCGCACCAACATATCTATAAACCTTAGACCCCTTTGTAAGTTCCTTGTATCCATCATTAAACACCTTACTTACTTGGTCTATAGCATTTCCTACGTGTTGCAAACGTTTACCACCTTGTGGTTGGCTTTCTATTAAACGTTGTGTGTCATCAAGGATAGAACCTTGTCTAAATTCGTTATTAACGGATTCAGTATTCACATAAGATGACGGACGGAAATCCTCATCTTCATTTGTTACCTCACCCCCAATACCAACTTTTTTACCGGCATTGCCTCTATATTTTGGAGACACCCAAGTGAATCCACCTTCAATACCGCCACCATTACTATATGTAGGACCGTTAGCTCCCAATCTTACTGATTGACTTGGTCCTTCATATAATTGTGCTAACTCTGATGGTCCATATACTGGTGATTGTTGTTCAACACCGAATTGATTCACAGGTACATCTCCAACAGGAGAGAAAACCTGAGATGGATTGGATGTTATACTACCAACGTAGAAATTACTGTTGTCTGAAACCGTTCCAACCAAAGCACCTGCAACTCTCTGAAAGAAATTTCTTGGAAAGTTTGGTTTGTATCTGTTGAAATCTATGTTTTTGAACAATTGAGAACGTTGTCCCGCCCCCATGTTGTTGAACATGATTTCAGAACCAGTTTGTCCTCCGCCCATCAAACGGTTAAAGAACTTTCCAACACCACTTCTTCTGAATGCATTCGAAAGTTGTTGTATTGTTGTCGGCTGACCTAATGTTATATTTTTGTCGAAATAAGAACCAGGTATAGGTGACACAGGTAAAATACTTCCACCAAGACGTAACGCGAAGTTGGTTGCAGCTAAGATAGGATTAGCGGTAACCGTAATTGTATAATTTGGTTCTATGATTGGAACAACACCTGTCAATATGTTAACAAGGTCCGTTCCACTAGTAGCATTAAGTATGTTTGCTCTCCCTAATGTATCCTGTCGTATTTGTGCTGCAATCCTTTGTTCAAACTCTCTTCTTAAAGTTTGTGCTCCCAAACGAGCAATAAATGAATCTTGACTCAATAAACCATTACTTCCACTCGGATCTGGTGATAATAAAATCGAAACAGGTGTGTAGGTTGAAGAAACAAATGTAGTTGGGTAGGGTTGATTATTTGAAGTGTTAGTTGTTAAGGGTCTGTTCAAAGAACCGAAAAACTCAGCGCTATCTAACGGTAATTGATTTCCATTAGAGAAAACGTTAAGTGGTTTCCATTTTTGGGATTCAGGACCTGATTGACCAACTATATTAGCGTCTTGGTATCCATATTCACCTTCATTTGACTTTGTATTCAATAAAGCTCCGGGGTCTGGAACTTGTTCGTATCCACCCTCATTACCATATTGGTTTAATGGAAATAATTTGTTGGCAAAAGATGGTTCATCAATTAACTTATCAGGGCTATCTTGTACAGAGGTATCCGACTGAATATATTCAGTATTAATAGGTTGTGTAGGTCTATTCGGGGCCTTTGCGTAAGGAGTTAAGTTTCTTACAATAAGCTTCTTTCTAAAACCATCTGAATTTACAAAATCTAACGGACTTGCCATCTATATTTTTTTATTAATAAATAGGTTGGGGTTGTGTTTTATTATTGGTCTTAATAAGTTTGAAAACCATTTCCAGCGAGTGGACTTTGTTCTTTTGTTACACCCAAAATGTAATTCTTGAAATTTATATCATTGATTTTGTCACTGAACGTTTTTACTATCTGTTCCTTTTGTTCTGCAGTTAATCCTGATGGTAAATCTTGGAAATTGACATCAACTGTCAAATTACCTAACAATTCAATAATTGACTTTTGAGAATTAGCCCTTTCAGCGACATTAGGTAAGTTTTGATTTGCAGTTGAAAGTCCTTCAACTGTCACTCTAGTTCCATTAGTTCCAGTTGTTGTACTTGGAGTGATACCAGCTGATGTAGTTATGTTAGTTAATTTTGTACCTAAGTTTCCAATTATAGAATCTAAATCGGACATGTTAATATTTTTTCCGAGTTCTGTTTCACCCAACTTTTTCATTATATTTCCCGCAGCTTCCGTAATTAGATTCTTAGCACCAGTAGTAAGGGTCCCTAGGGATTCTTTAGCCGCCTCACCAAGGTTTACTCCAATATCAGAAAAATTACCACTCTTAATAGTTTCTTCAATAGCTTTCTTCAATTCACCAGTCAACCCCTGGGACATTCTCCTTACTTCATCAGTCGTCACCGCTTCCCCTCCTCCTCTCAGAACAATATCCGCACCTTCTCTGAAACCCTCAATTAAAGATTGTACTTCTTTATTAGTGAGAAGTCCTCCCATAATCGCATACCTTATAGCTGCAATATCATTCGCAATTTGCTCATCTACGGTTAACTGTGCCCTTGCAACATCTTCTAAAGTTTTCGGCTGATTTTTCTGTTCATCAATTAATGTATTAAGTTCATCTTGAGTTATTTCACTCAATTTTCTATCAACCTGTTCACCTATATCATTTTTTACTTTAACAATATATTCACCACCTTCCAAGTTAGCAATGTTCGCTAAATACTGTTTGTCCTCCTCGTTGGCAAAAGTTATTTCAGGACTAATTTTTGACAATCTTGCATCCAATTCAGCAGCAGCTAATCCAAGTTTTGACATTTCTTGAGCAGAAACACCAGTTTGGTCAGCCATCTCCCGTAATGTTAAAACTCCTTGAGGATTGATTTTGAATCTTCCGGTTTTTTCGTCGAATTCGGTGAATTGCTTAGCAACATCAACTAAACTATCTTGTAAACCTTGAGGGTCATTGATAGATAAATTCATTAGTTGGAATGGATCGGTTAAATTACCAGCTGCAACACCTAATCGTTGAAATGCCGCGGCTGTCTTGAGTGCACCCTCAGGGGATAATACCGTTTCCGCAAGTTTGAAGGTTTCCTTCATGTCAAACCTTAACATAGAAGCTTGAGCAGCCATTTTTGTTAAACCTTGTACACCTCCTTCAAATTGGAATCGGTTCATCTGAGCCATGTTGTCCTCAACATCTTTCATGACCTGTCTGGTGTTTCCACCAATACTTTGTATGTACTTGACCGATTCTTCTAAAGATTCATCAACCTTATCGATTGCTATTCCGACATCTAAGAAACTATCCGCTACTTCCTTGACAGACAACCCTAAAACTTCTGTCATCTTAAACAAATCTTCTATTTGTTCTGAGCTAGCAACAACGTTTCTTTTTGACGCTTCAGCAACATCAATGATGATTTTAGTGACATCACCAATGTCTCCTCCCAATCTTCGAACTGCCGGCAAACTATCCGTAATCGCTCGTTGAAACTCAAATACCCTTTCTCTACCTTGAGTAAAGGTGGTAATTATTTGATTACTGAACGTATCTAAACTTTGTCTAGCTTTATTGAAATCAAAATCAGGTACAAATTCACTGGCACCAACTTTTGACTTCGGATCGGTATCCGCCATATTTTTTTTGTTATATGTATAAATATAAAAGGACTGAATTTTCAGTCCTTTTTATTGAGTTCAACCCATTTATCTAAAAGATACTTTCTAACAAATATTGGCATTATTAAAAAATCTGAATATGACACATTCAAAAGTGTCTTAAGAAAGTAAAACTCATCTATTTGATATTTTCTATAATCAGAAGAAAGGACGAAAAAAGTCCACCCCAAACCCAACATTGACTGTTAGTTTCTCTCCTGAAGGGGCCATTACTGTTCTTGTTAAATCTAATCTTGGTTCATTTTCATTCATGAAATTTCTAATGTACTTAGAATCTGCAATTGGCATTTGGTCAATGAACTTTGAAATTTCTGATTTATCGGTTACTCCATTAATTTCCACAATTTGTTTGTTCAATCTCCAAGTAACTTTTGGAGCTGTCCTTCCTTGAGGATATGACTCGGACATTTTTTGAACCTCCAAAATCTCTCCATAAGTCATCGGTTTCAATTTCACAGTGGTTTGTGATTTTGGTAACATAGTTACAAATGTTCCATCTTCTGATGGTTGTTGTCCTTTGATGACATCCAATTCATCTAATCTTACAGCTCCTTTGAAAGGTTTTTTTGTAATTGGGTCAACTAAGCTAAGGTCCATTTCAGGACCGAATGCCGTGTTTCTTAAAAAAATTAAAATAGCTTCTACGTCTCCCTCCAACAAATCTTCAATTCTAATATCGGGTTCGTAAACTTTTGACCTTAATAAAACTTGAGTCATATCGTTCCCACCAGCCATCAAAATATTTTCGTCATTGGCGGTTAAGTATCCAACCTTGAGTGATTTCTTTTTATTTTTGTAAAAAAATCCCTGTGTTGGTAAAGGAACAACATCGTGTGGTAGTGAAAAATTTGATTGTCCGTATTCTCTTGCTTGATTATCCATATAAAAATTTAACCGTAAAGTTTAATGCTTTACGGTTAAAAATAAGTTTGTTTTATTAAAAATAAATAGTATCTTGATAAATTAGTATACAAGAACGCAACGGTCCATTCTCAAAGTTGTACTGATTGTCGCTAAACCATCTTGAGCATAACTCAATGAGTTAAAGTTCACATCAGTTAAGAAAGTTCCGTACAATATCCACTTTTCAACAACAACACCGGTTGGGTCCAACATTTCGAGGTCGACATCTTTCTTGTAACCCGCAGCATAACCCATACGGCCTGTCACAGATTCTGCATGTAGACGTACCCACTCCATCAACGCTTGAGCCGCTGAAGGTCCGATTGGGTCTCTAAATACCGCAGGTATTGTTTGCCAAGTAAATCTTCCCGCAACATAAGTTTCTGTGTTCAAAAAAGGAATTGGAGTTGCCCCAATTACAATATGTGGTCTTGCAGAAGATTCAACAAACCACTCATTTATACCAAGTGATGACGGAAACCTCAAGATGAAACGATTTTGCCGTTTCGGTTCGTAAGGTATCGGCATTTTCATTAACAAATCAGCCATGTTTTTTTAATTTTTTTGTTTTTGTTATTTTATTGATAAATATATCTGTTCCTGAAAATTTTTCTATTTACTTTTTTTTCGGAAACAGTATTCTTACTTTACTTCTTTCTTTGATCCTCCAGCTGTAGAATAAGTTTTAACTATATTATCTGGTTTATTTTTGAAGTGTTTATACATTACTTCTATGTTTTTTGGATCATCGTCACTAAAGCCTATACTAAGATTTTCTGGATTAAATTTATTAGCAATATCTTTCTTTAAGAATGCTCGTTTATTAAGTAGTGCAGCCATAGCCTTAATATAACTTACAAAATTTTCCATCGCTTCCACTTTCGCTTCCTCAGGATTGACCGCCCCTTTATCATCACCAAAAGAAACAGGATGATACTTATTTAGTTCCAAATATGTTCTAATTAATTCTTCATCACTCATTTCATCTTCTCCGACAAAAGAACGATACTTTTTAAGATTTTTAACTAACTCATCTTTATCAATCCCGTTGAATCCCTCCATAATATAATTATAGATAGCTTCTTTGATTGTATTTGGATTATGTCCTCTTGCAGTGATGATTGCAAATATTGAACCATTATTGATTGCTTCTCTGAAATCATCGAAAGCTGGTCCTTTTTTAGCCCTTAAAGAATCCACCAAAAAATCTTTATCACCTTCAGTTCTAAAGTTTCTAAAAGGTGAGTCAGCATATCCCACAATAGTACTCCCTTTGTACGGAAATGGTTCACTACCTATCTTATGTCTAAACTCTGCAAAATCATCAGTTGACATACCAACCTCATTTCCATCTTCATCTTTAACCAAGATTTTAGTTGGCATATGGACAATGTTGTCGTCCCAATCAAACGCATAATATTTAAGGTCGGGTGTCCCCTCTCTTACAAATCCTTCTGTAATTTTTTTTCTCATTTGGCTAAGGGGGGGATTTAACCCCCCGATAATTAATTAGATATTTTCAAACGAAGCTCCTGTTGGAGTGATGAAGAATTCGATATCGATGAATTCTAATGCCTTCGTTGGTTTTAAGTATATCTTACCTGTCAAAGTGTTTCTATCTAAATCTTCAGGTGAAGAAGAAACTGTTACTCTGAAGTCATAAAGACCTCTATCTCTTCTAATTGAATCTAAGATAGGGTTAACACTATCCAAGAATTGTTGTCTAACGATTTGGTCGTTTTGTTCGAACAACAATCTTACCGCAACTGCTGAAATTAACTTTCTAGCTTGAAGTAATAATCTTCTCACGTTCAATCTGTTAAGCGCAGTATCCGCAACTTGTAAAGTTTTGTTACCCCAAATTACAGTTCCTACATCAGAGAAAGTTGCGATTGGGTTGATTCTACCTTGATAAAGAGTATCTCTATCTTCTTGAGTCAACTTCACTCTCGCTTTGATTGAGTTTACAAGACCTCTTGTGTAACCCGCTGATGCGAACCAAGGGAATGCGATGTTATCTGTCAACGCTAAGTTTCTACAAACTTCACCTGTTGGAGGTAAGTAGATTTGTGTATTGTTAACAGTATCTCTTGTAAGAATCCAAGGATAATAAGTCGCAGTGTAGTTAGAATCAATTCCTGTGTTATCCAAGTTATCAACAGCCTCTTGAGAGTAAATGATATCTTGTGGGTTTGTCGCATCAGGAGTGTACATGTTATAATCAGGAGTAGTTGCGATGTAAACCGAATCCGCTCTTGAGAATTGTACCATGTCGATAGCTTCTTCTACAAGGTTAGAGTTGTTTACATAATCAATACTTGATGTTGCAAATACGTTGATGTTAGTTGATTCAGGGTTAGCGAACGTTAAGATACCAAGTAAGTATGCGTAGTAATCAGTGTTTGCAAAGTCCTGAGTATTGTTCTGAACAACAATTCTCTTAAATAAACCGTCACCAGTTGCATTTGGATATCTTGTAGAAGGAGCCGCTCCCGCTAAGTAACCCGTAGCACCAAGTTGGAATCTATCTTCATTTGTTCTAAACTCTCTGTAGATATCCCATCCGTCAAATCCACCAGCAAAACATACTGTATATTTTCTTGAGTAAATAAAGTAGTAAGGGTTTTCTTGAGTTTCAGGGTCTCTAGTGAAGTCAGCAACACCACATTCGAATGCTGTTTGACCACTTGTTAAGAATGAGTTAGCAATTGTTACAACTGTAGCTCCTGAGTCCATGTGGAAACCTTTACTTAAATAGTTCCAAGCAGAACCATCAACAGGTAATGGGGACTGAATCCAGTTTATTGGATTTTGAGTTCCTTTATATTGTAAGAATGAATCATCAACACCAAATTGACTTGAGAATCCTAAGTAACTTCTTCTAACAATATCTCCTGAAGATTCAACAACATCAGTTGGTGATCCAAAAGGAGGATTGTATATCACTTCGCCAGGGAAATAATATTTAGTTTTGAAAATTGGAACTGGTGATGGGTTAGTCACAGAAGAATATTCTCTTTGAGTATATCCGTAGAATCCACAAGGAATTGCATCTATCGGAGCTTCGTCCGCCATTTCAACCATTATATATCTTGAAATCAATGCGTACTCACCATCAGTAGAACCAATCTTCTTAGCAACAAAGTTGTTAGATGCTGGATCCATGTTACAGTTTGTGAATTTTTCAATCACAATAGGATTAGCATCGGTATCGAAGAAGTTTCTAACCAAAACATCAAAAGTCATATTATTGAATGATAAGTTAGTTATTGAAACTTTAACTTCTGTATTTGCCGCGTTACCGTCAGAAATTGAAACAAACTTGAATAGATTATAAACTTTATTACCTCTAAGTTCAGAAACCAAGAATGGTGTACTTGGTGACTTATATTGTGTTACGTTATATGCAATCGAGGTTGGGTCCTCACTTCTTGCATCAGGAAGAGATATTAAATTACAATCTAATCCACGAATGTAACCTTGATTATATGCGTAACTTAAGGTACTTGGATAAACTTCTTCAACATAAACTGGTACTTCATTTCTTGACTTACCAAAATTGTCAACACCCAAAACTTTTGTAATATATTTAGATGAAGTTGCTGACATCGAAGTTTCAAAAGAAAAATTGTCTCCATCTTTCGTTACACCTGAAATTAAGAATGACTCAAAAGGTGATTGTGTTACCCCTGAATATTGTTCAGTACAAACTAACTGTAAGTCAGTTAATCCACTAACTTCATAAATTGGTCCATGATTATCACTCGTTGCACTGTTAGTAAATAAAGAGATACCTCTTGAACGAAGAGTTGCAACAACCATGTTGTTGTATTCTGAATATGCAGTACCAGAGTAAGTATAAACAGTACCTGATGTAGTACCTGTGAAAGTTGATGATGCTCCTGAAGTTAAAGAACTTACATAATAGAAGAATGAGTAGCCTGAATAAGCATTTCCAGATGTGATATCAAAGTTTGCATAATACCATGGGTCGTTATCATCAGTTGACAAATCATTTACCGCCAAATTTACACTGTCACAACCATACTCATTAATTACGTTTGAATATGTTGCAGTTAAATCGTAATAATCACTTTCAGGAATCGCGCCATAAACTACCGCAGTTGTTGCAGATAAGGATGGTGTATCCATTATGTCATCTAAGTTATTTGTAAAGTCCAATGCCAATGTAGAAGTACTTCCATCAGATAATCTATATTGAGTATTAAAATTTGCGAGTACTTGTGCAGGTAATGACCCACTTACGAATTCCACAGTATTTCCTGAAGAAGATCCAGTAAACGTAGCTGACCAAGTTGTACCAGTCGCAGGATTAAGACCTATCGTCAATGGATCTACGTTCGCAGTAACTTTGATACTCCAAGACGGTCCTGCATCATAACCAGAAAGACCCAAAATTCTGGTAACAAAAAGTTGGTTAGATTGTTGTAAATACGACTTGGCAATATATGCCGCCTCATACTTTGGGATTTGTGTGTTTATAAATTTTGTAGGTTCAGTACCTCCAAAAAATGCTTGAAACTCATCATAGTTTGTGATAAAAATTGGTTCGAACGCGGGTCCCTTCAAGGTCTCTCCCACCAAACCTAACGTAGTTACACCCACACTTTGAGCCACAAACGATAAGTCAGTTTCAGACGTATATACTCCAGGCGATACGTATACCTTTTGATTTACTTGTGTTGCCATGCTTTGATTATTCTATTGCAGATTTATTTTAATGATAAATATTCATATCTACATGAAAAAACTTGACTTTTGAATATCTATTTGTAAGTAGTATGATTTTATTCTACCTTTTTTCTGCCCATGAAAACAACTAAAGAAATAAAGAATATTAAAATATCACCTGAATCTCATGATATACTAAAAAAATACTGTGAGAAGCGTGGAATCAAAATTTATAAGTTTTTAGAAAATCTTATTATTGAAAACTGTAAAGAAAAGAAAGATATCTACGGTGAGGGTTAAACCAATTGTGATTCGAACTTAATTGTCGATTCAGAGGAGTTGTTAGTTTTAACTACATCAATTCTCAATATATCATTCGTGGTAATTTGTATTTCAGATACATCACTACCAAAATAGTCACCATTAATGTACACATCAAAACTCTCCACATTTGTCGACCCAACCAAAGACATGTTAGCGGTAAAATCTATTATTTCACTTAGAGTATTATTACCAACAATGTATAAGAAGTTAGATAAAAATTCATCAGGATTTTCAGGAAATTTAGGTCTTCTTCTTTTTAATACTGTGGTATCTAATTCCATAATCTGAGCAACTCTAGCGATTGCTGGTTTCACTTCAAACTCTTGATCATCAATCAAATAACCCAACATTGTAAAATCATAATTTTGAATAAAATATTTTCTTGAATCTAAATTGATTTGAGATTCGTCAGAGATATTATTCAATATGATTGGCACGTATTGTCCTTTTATAAATGTATACGCTTGTCTTGATGAAAATTTCTGCATTACAATCTTGTTGAGTTCATTCAACTCTCTCATTCTATTACAGATAATTTTCACACTATAGTTAATATCTACAGGAACAGGTTGTGGAATTGTGTAAATATCCATACCTTGTTCGTTACCATTCCATGTTGGAACTGATGCATAATAAAATTGTTTTCTATTAGGTATTGTATATTGTAATGCTGGATTTGTACCAAATTTAACCTCAGGTTGTCTTACCACAGTTATAAATGGAGGTTCAGGGTTGAAATCCAAATTGGTGAACAATGCGGTTTCAGTATACTGTGACCAATTTTGAGTTGTAATGATAATATCTACCATAGGGATTATTTTTCCCGCGGTCACAACTTTGAGATCTTCCTTCACAAAATCCAACATACCTCTATCCAAATCAGCGTGAAGAACAGATTTAGGTAAATAAGTCCCATCTTTATTTATAAACTCAAGAAGTTGTTCTCTTCTTGCATACAAAGTTTTCTTTGGAACTAGTGGTAATGTAGGTTTAACTTGCTTAGGTAATGGCATCTTATTTTCTTATAAGTTTTCAGAATTATCGTGCCCACACTTATGACACATATATGGATCTTTTCCACCTTCAGAAAGTTTCCAAGACCAACCACAGTTGTCACAAATAACTTTACCTTCTGTGACAACTTCAATAATACGTCTGAGTTGGGATTCTCTAACGATAATTTTCATTATATTCCTCTAAATTCATTTTCACTTACGTAAGTGGCAATAACCGTTCGATAAAAAGGTTTGTAACCACCATACGTATGTTTATTATCGGATTTCACATATCCGTCATCACTAACCACATAATATCTTACTCTATCTTCTGATTCATAATAACCTATGTAATCACCCAAAAATATCTCCACCTCCAAATCATCGAGAGTTTTTTGATAGATACTGAATTTCATATTTCCAGGTTCTTTCTGTTCAACTTTTGAATTACCAAGAAATTTGCTTGTAGGTGACATGACCTGAACCAAACCTTTCAATTCAACAGGGGCAAGAAACTGAACACCGTTTTCCAAAACTTCACCGTAAACATCATCTGTTTTTGTCTTTTGTCTGTCCACACGATAAAGAACTATGGTGAAGTTCATATCCCCAATCAACCATTCCTCTCCCATGCCGATATCTAAACTATAATCTTCAGCACCAAAGAATTTACCTAATCTCGAAATTGGAACTAACTTTTCTCCCATAATTTACAACATTCAATTAGGAAATTTGATTTTTCCCATATATTGATAAATACTCAGTTTATAACTATATTTTAATCAAATATTTTTCTTATAGATGGATATAAGTTTAGAATCAAAAGCGTTGACATTATTGGAGTCCTATGATGGTGGAAATAATTACTTACTTGAATTAAAACGAAAGTCACAAGTAAATAAGAAATTTTATCCAACAAGAAGTCAATCTGAATATATAATTAACAATCATGAGGTACAACCTAAGGTAGCAAGGAAGTGGGTTATATTAGACGCGTACTTTGCTAAAAAGTTGGCGGACGATAAATTATACACTGTAATCCCCGAAAAAGTATGGGTGGAAAAATTATTGTGCGATACTGAAAAAGCATTTCACATTTGGGGTAGAGTGTTCGATACAGAAGAGTTTCATGATTTTTGGTTACCAAAAGCAGCAATCATTAAAGACAACTCAGTCAAAGATGTTGTAATTGATTACGAGAAATATTCTCATAGACCACCACTTCAACATCAAAAAGAAGCAATCCAAAAACTTGTGGAGAATAAAAAGTTTATTCTTGCCGATGACATGGGTTTAGGAAAAACTACCTCCACAATTATTGCGACATTAGAAACAGGAGCGAAGAAAATTCTCATCATCTGTCCCGCAACCCTTAAGATTAACTGGAAAAGAGAAATTGAAAATTATTCCGATAGGTCTGTATTCATATCAGAAGGGAAGTCATTTAGTACCGAACATGACTTTGTTATCATAAACTATGACATTATTAAAAACTTTCATGACAATAAGAAAAAAGATGAATCGCAAGTTATTTCTGCCAATTTTGATTTGGTGGTCGTTGACGAAGCACACTATATCAAAAATCCTACGGCTCAAAGAACAAAACTAATCAACGACATTGCTAAAGGTGTAGATAGATTATGGTTGTTGACGGGTACTCCAATGACCTCAAGACCTATGGATTACTTCAACCTATTACATCTTATTGAATCCCCTGTCGCTAAGAATTGGATGGCTTACGCAATTAGATATTGTAGTGGATATCAGTTCAATGTTGGAGGTAGAAAAGTGTGGAACGTCACAGGTTCATCAAACTTAGAAGAGTTAAGGGATAGGACAACAGGTTTAGTTCTCAGAAGATTGAAGGAAAATGTTTTAGATTTACCTGAAAAAATTATCACTCCTGTTTATTTGAGATTGAAGTCAAAGGCTTATGAAGAAGTTATGGGTGAGTATTATGATTGGTACGATAAAAATCCAGAAGAATCCAAATCCCTTACCGTTCAGTTTACCAAACTAACAAAAGTAAGACAAATTATTGCCGATGAAAAAATCAACCAAACGATTGAACTTGCCGAAAACATTATTGAACAAGACAAGAAAGTAATTATTTTCTGTAACTTCACCGACTCACTAAATAAAATTTGTCAGCACTTTGGAAAAACCGCTGTCAAAGTGGACGGATCAATGTCAAAACACGAAAGACAACATAGTGTTGATAGTTTCCAAGAAAACGATAAAGTTAAAGTATTTGTTGGGAATATTAAAGCTGCGGGTGTCGGATTAACATTGACCGCGGCTGAAGCCGTAATAATGAATGACCTATCATTTCTACCATCAGATCATGCCCAAGCGGAGGACCGAGCATATAGATATGGTCAAAAAAATAATGTCTTAGTTTATTACCCTATATTCGAAAACACAATCGAAGGAATTATCTATGACATATTAAACAACAAAAAACAAGTTATAGCAACGGTGATGGGGGATAACCTTAATTCCTCAGATATGGCTGAAGAAATTTTGAAGAGAATAAACGAAATCAGAAAATAAACTGACTTTGTATTATTTATAGTAAATTAAAGCCAACAATGACTAAAGTACAAGATAAGATTCAACAACTCGAATTACAAATTGTAGAACAAAAAGTAACAAGAGAAAAAGAGTTGTTGATTACAGAAATGAAAAAAATCGGAATAGAAAAACTACCTTATTCCTACTCAGCCCTCAAACAATTTATTGACCCCGAAACAATGGACTTCCATTATAACAAACATTATAAGGGATATGTTGATAAATTAAACGATGCTCTCTCCAAGAAAAAATATGGAGATTTAGAGTTAGAACAAATAATCAAAACCATAAGTCGATTCGACAAAACAATTAGAAATAATGCGGGTGGGGCATTCAACCATGCATTATTTTGGAACATGTTATCACCTGAACCGAAAAAACTCAAGGGAGATTTATACAAAAAAATTATAAAAGAGTTTGGAAGTTTTGTTTCATTCAAGAAAAAGTTTGAAGAAATCGCCAAAGAAAGATTTGGTTCTGGTTGGGTGTGGTTAGTTTTAACAGGACGAAACACCTTAAAAATTATGTCCACCCCAAATCAAGACAACCCACTTATGAATATTATAGAAGGGGGAGGTTTTCCACTATTGGGTTTGGATTTATGGGAACACGCATACTACTTGAAATACAAAAACAAAAGAGATGAATATATCTCAAATTTTTGGAAGGTAGTGAACTGGGATTTTGTTTCAAAACTTTATGAAATGAAAATTGAAACAAAACTTTTGGAGTCGGTTCAATTCAAAAAACTTTTATCCGAAGCAAAGTCAGAGGCTTGCAGTACAACTGATAATGAGTTTTACAGAACCTTATTTAACACTAACGAGGGCATTAAACGCAAATATAGTGCGGCAATCAATAGAATATTGATGGAAGTATTTAGTGATTTGTATGTTGCCAATCCGCCCGCAGGTGAATTGTCAGGAATTTTTAACTTAGAGTCCGAAGGGAGATCGGTTATCAATAAACTGAATACAAACTACACTACATTCTGTATTTTACTAAATGATATAAATCAAGTAATCAAAACAATCAAAGGTAAAAAACCAATATCGTTCGTAGGAAAAACACCTGAACAACAATTAAGTGAAGTTGAAAGATTTATTGCCGCATTGGATTATTACAAATTTAGGATATTCAATTTAGAGAGTTCAAGTTTTGTGAACATTATGAAAACTTTACAGGAAAGAAATTTTTCGGGTAATAAACGAGAAGAAATAGTTGCCGCGATTTTGAAGAGGTTTTTCGGAAAAAAAGTGAAAGTAGATGTGGTTGGTAAATTAGGTAGTCAAGATGATGCTTTACGTGGCATTGACCTTACACTTACAAGTGATGGACAAACGGAGACCGCCCAAGTAAAACCATTTAGAGAAAAAATAGTTGATGAAGAAAATGGAACGATAACACTTCTCGGGACAGCACATGTTAAACAATATTCAACCGACTTATTGATTTTCCAAAAAGGTAGAAACGTTTTGATTTTTAATAAAAAACCAAAAATTGTGGATGGAAACTATGTATTCCCACTCGATGCACTGAAGTTAGACATCGAATAAACATTTTGTGAATATTTATATTATATGTCAGCAATACCAGAACCAGAACGAAGTAGGATTTACACAAGAATAAAACACCAATTAGGTGCTCCTCTCAGAAGTGTAGAATTAGAAGACGAAATGTTGGATTCACTGATGGAATTAGCCATAGGGGACTATGAAGAATATATTCTCCAATGGTTAATTGATTCACAGTGGGTAAACTTAGTCAATTTGAACATGAATGAAAGATCAGTTGCCAGAGCATTGGTAACTCGAACTATGGATTTTGAACAACAATTTAGTTACTCATATTCAAAAATTGTTGGTCTTCAAACTGAAGGTCCATGGGTTCTGAAGAAAGATTATTTTATATTAAGTGCTAATACACAAACATATGAAATTCCAGCTGGTCGAGAAGTTAATGAATTGTTGTGGTTTTCAAATCAAGCATGGACAGCATTCGGATTGGGAGGACTGGGTGGATTTGGATTTGGTGGTATCGGTTTAGGTGCCAACGAAGCTGGTTACGCTCAAATGGGTTATCAAGGATCATACTTCATGATGTCAGGATTTGACTACCTGATTAGAATGCAAGAAGCAAACATCCTTAATAGAATTTTGGGAGGGTCCTTGACTTATAGAATTACAGGTCTTCCTGACGGAAAAAAACTTATTCACTTATACAATACGCCTGGTGGAAAATTCAACTGGTCAAACTATAACCTATACGTTGGTAAAGCGGTATGGTATTGGTATTATGATGTTGAACCAGACAGTAGAGCCGATTGTTTGAAAAACAATCCTGATATTATTAAATTACCAACTGACGTGCCTATCGAAGAATTAACTTGGACTGATTTGAATGTTCCAGGACAACAATGGGTTCGTAGATGGTTTACCGCATACTGTAAAGAAACTTTGGCAAGAGTTAGGGGTAAGTACAGTGGTAACCTCAAAACACCTGATAGTGAAATAGTAATGGATTATCAAAGTTTATTGACTGAGGCAAAAGATGAAAAAACTAAATTAATTGAAGAATTGATTGGTGCCGAAGGTTGGTTAACAAGGTTAAGACCTGATAAAGTAATGGAACGTGAAGCTCTAATTGCTGAAAACCTAAATAAACAAATGAAATTCAGAGCAATGCCTCGACAAATATACGTTATCTAAATTATGGCAATAGTAAAATCAATACCTTCAAGAAGGATTATTAAGGGAGAAGTAATTAACACATCAGAAATTTCTGTTGTTTCAGAAACAACATACAGGACGATGGGAGAAAGTTGTGTAATTGTTAGAGGAGTTTCGGAATCCGTAATTATTTTAGATTCGTCAAATACGGACCATGTGGTTGTAAAATCAATGACAAGCCTCGTCATACTCCCCGATGTTGGTAAAATCGATGAAGAATATGATGAGGTTGTAGTTGATAAGTTTGCTTGTATTGAATTTAGATTTGTTGGTGGAAACTGGTACATCCTATCAAGTGATGGCCTTAAACAGTCATAAGTTTTTCCTCCCAACCTTCTTCAGCTAAATCATACATATAGTTAGGACTGAGTCCTCTTTTTTCCCAATATTTCAACTCGGCTTCTGTAATATCTAATACATCTTCTTTCAATCTATCTTGGTCTCCGTCAGACAATGGTTGACCATTAATCAATTCACATTGAGAAGATGTAAAGATACCTCTTTTATCAGGTTCGTTTACAATCAAACCATTTCTAACTTCTTCTTGGAATACAACCATAAGAGGTTCAATTCTTTTGTTGAATGTAACAATCGCTCGTGGGACATTATAATCACCAGTCAAATCAGGGTTATTATCAAGAATATCTTTATCAAGCATATAACAGTTTACAATTACACCATCTTTCAACTCAGGAGATTTAGGATTATTTAATTTGTTGTACGCATTCAAATCTTTAAGTTGTTTGACTGTCATTTTCTGAACATCTCCCTGAGATGCTTTGGTACCATTATTTACATACATAATTACATCTCCCAAATTCACATTCAAATTTTCTTGGATTGCAAGTTCCATGTGAGCCATTCTCGACATACTGTTACCAGCTTTAGTTTTAGTTGTCAATCTTTTTTTGTAATCATCAAGTGTCAACTTAACCTTCGCTCTTTGAGCGATTTTAGATAGAGGTATCTTTTTATCATAGATTTTTTGTAAGTACTCATAGTAATATTCTACGAATCCTTTACCGTTACCTTGTAACAACATTTTGATTCCTTTATCCAAAAACTCCTCGATGTAAATTGGTAACTTTTTGGATTTAATACTATTACCCGTAAGTTTGATTTTACCCTTTGCATCCATAACCGCATAGTTTTTACGGGCTAAGTTAATACATGAGGGCCATACACCATCAGTATCCAAAGCCATTTCACCTCTCATGAATATATCATTGTATTCGGCAACATCTGCCTCAGGTCCGTAATATTCTTTACCCAACTTAACTTTCCAGTTCAATCCACGTCCAACATAAACTCTGTTTTTGGCATCTTCAGGTGTGGAAAAGTTCACACCGTCCGTGTCCATAACCAATGGAACATAACCCTTCGCCATGAAGAACTTAATCATCTGACGTAGGTATTGTCTACCTGTACAGGTAATTTGTTCGCCCATGTACATGTCACCCCAAGCATAAACCTGAGGAGCTGACAACGCACCGAACATGGAGTTAATAAAGATTTTGATTGGTAATTGTTTGTTACCGTATGATTCGGACTTTTTACGGTCAGATTCATAATATTGCTCCGCTAAGTTTTTGTATTTGATACGAGTATCACGGAACCACTTCAACATACCTTTCATTGCACCCGTTACGTCACAATCAGGAAATACATCGTGTACTAACTGAATTGAAGGGTATAGAGATGAGAAGTCAAGTTTGAGTACATCTTTACTGTATCCAACCTTAAGTAGTCGTGACAGACCTCCAACGAAGTCAGTTTTGGATTCCTTAGCGGGGATTGCGAGATTATGTTTATAAGACCAAGCCATCATCAACATTTTCCATAATGTTGCAGTACCCATTGTAGACACTCTCTCATATGTTGTTGGAATCATCGCAGCAAGTAAGAATGAACCTTGGTTGAATTCTTGGTCAACTTTCAAGGTTTCGTCCAAGTCATCATCAAGATATCTCTCAACCAGATTATCACCTGTGGTTTTTATGTATACGTCACTACGACTTTCACAGATTTTATCAACCTTAGGGTCTTGTCCTACTTTACGATAATTACCATTCTGAATGTTTAACCAATATTCTTCTTTCTTTGTATAGAATGGAGCAATATCTAAGTGGTCGATGTAAACTCGGTCTTCCGCTTCGGCATTGATATATTGGGTAATATATTTCAAACCTGCGGATTTGATACTTGAATTGATTGCTTGTGCTCGTCTTACCGCGTGAATAATATCAATAACATTATAACCCCAAATAGAAGTTTGGGTATATGATTCAACTTCGTTTGCAAGTTTCAACATACTTTCTTTTCGAGTGAAAGAATGTTGTGGGTGTAATGACTTACAAATTTTTTTAGGGTCAATATTTAAGATTTTACATCTTTCAAAAATCCAATGCCAGTCGAAGTTCGCTGAGTTATATCCGCCGATAATACTTGGTTTTAACTCATCAATAATTCTAAAGAATTCTATAATTGCACCTCTCTCTTGAGATTCATCAATACACTCGATGACTTTATGATAACCTTTGTTTGTTTTGATTCCAATCATGAATATACGACCGTCTTTAGGTTCTAAAGCGGTCGTTTCCAAGTCAAATACAAGTCGGGTTACCTGATTGTAATCTTCGAAACCTTTGAACAATCTTTTTTCTTTAGATACAAGATATTGTTCTACGGGAGAAAGAATCATAATTTTCTCTTTGGTTTTTTCTCCCCAAGGGTCGCATCCACCCTCACGAAAAAATTGTATAAGTTCACGATAACCTTTAAGAGATTTAACCATAAAAGTCATACCTCTTTCTAATCTTTCATTACCATGTGTGTCGAGTTTTTCAATCATGATACCATGTTTGGTCATGGCTTCCTTTTGAGCAGCTTTGGAACCTCCATAGAAGTTGATGTCTCGTAAGTCACCAACCCATGCGAATGGTGTAAATGTATCCTTACGGATTTCTTTACCTTTACCAGGAATTTCTTTGATTTTGTAAATGGAGTTGGAAGCGTAGTCGAATTCGATTGCGACTATAAATTCTTCAGGGTCGTTTCCGTGTAGAAACGATTCAATTTCTTTTTCTGTAAACATTGTCTATATACGAGTGGTTTATTGGCTTTCACACTAACGTGAAGTTTACCTTTCTCATCGTATATAAATATTAAACAAAATTTCGGACTTATCAAATTAACAACAAGCTGTTTCAGAAATAAAACTATCTTGAATGTTGATGTATAGTTCTTCTCGAATTGGGAGAATCAAATTACCTTCATCATTTCTAATCAAAAATTGTCCCTGATATCGGCCAGGAGTATTTGTGTCTCTTGAACTGAACTTGAAATAAATATAGTATTCAGGTGCGGCACCCAAAGGTAGAATTAAATTAACAATCTCACAAGGTGCAGATACAATTTTGGGAATACCAGTTTCCACATCAATCATGGTAAAAAATATTGTAGCGACCTCAAGGTCTTCCATGAGTTGTTGATAACCCGATCTTCCGTCCTTAACAACCTGCATCTTCAAAACAGGTAGAGTTGCATTCTTTTTAATATAAAATTCCATAACAATAAATATACTGTTATGACTCTTTACGAAGCCCCCTATCGTAATGATCGAATCTATCGTGTTCTGTAGGTGTTAGAAGTAATAAACCAGGCTTTAATTCACCTTTTTTAACTAGTTGATACATGTGAGACATCCATGTTTGTTCAAACGGGTGGGCCCATGTTGTATCTAAAAACATTTTTTGATTTCCCGTACGACTTACGATTTGTGGCCAATTACAATAATAAACTTCACCTGAAACATAAGGGATACCTTTGTGTACCAAAACATTATTAAAAATAGTTTTTGGGGCATTCGGGTCCAACCCAATTTCGGGTAATCTTGGTTTGTCAGGCCAAAATTCTGTTCTTATATGTTGAGGAACATTATACCACGACCATTGTGTACTATTATCTCCATAGAATTCACTAAAGTTTAATTTAAGGAAATCAAAATTTTCTTTTTTGATAATTTCTAATGATTTACTATACAAATTTGGAACATATCTATTGAATCCATTCCTACAAACATTTCCTTCATGAGGATAAAAAAACATATCATCTTCGAAAAACAAATAATAATCTAAATCTGTTTCATTTTGGAAATGTTCCGCAATCCATTGTCTTCCTCCGCAAATTCCTAAGTTGTCTTTTTTAATGTGTTCAAATCCAAATTTTTCACAAATAGCCGAGTACTCCTCGGTAGTTGATAAATCTGAGGAATTATCTAATAAAAACTTACTTGTCTTATTGAGATAATCTTTATCATAGGCCAACATGGAGTCGATTAATGTTTGAAACTGGTTTGGGCTGTTAAATGTGATTACATATAAACCAACCTTGTTAGTATCTAAATTATTGACAACTTGTACCGAACTTTCGTTTTTAACTTTCAAGGAATCGTTTTTAAGGTCTTCAAAAAATTTACCTACCAATCCATTTGATTCGATTTCAAAATAATTAAATAAATCGGAATGTTTGTAACACATAATACTAAAGATTGACTCTTCAGTTCCCATGTATCCTTCTTCTAAAGTGCTTTTTAACAACCCATAATAAATTCCATTCACATCACCAATTGTATGTTTAGGACCGCCAAAAAAACCACCTCGAGCAACTTTATTAACTTTGGAACCCGCAATAGAATTTAATTTGTTATATTCAAATCCATGAATTTCTCTTTCGGCCGCATAGGGGAAACAAATAAATGAAAACTTCGAAATGTATTTGGATAAATTATTTAATACTTTATCATGAGTAAAATATCCAGGATGTACCGTATTAGTCAAACCACCATCAATCCAAAACATGTATTCAGAATTAAACTGATCCATTATCTTAGCGTCATGTAACAAAAAGATTTTTGACATCACTAAAGGATTGTAATTTTCTAAACGACCTTGTGTCGATTCCTTCAACCAACCAGCAAGATTATACCATTCAGGATTAGATCTGATATTTTGAATTAATGGGAAAAATTCTGATGAGGTAAACCAACTTAATGGACGAATAATAAACTGAGTGTTTTCAGTTGTCCTTCTTTCGAAAACAAAAGTTTTGAGTTCTTCATCACCAAATATGATTAAGTTTTCTTCAACTTTAAGTAATTGCTCAAATTTGTCTAAATAGTGTTGGTAAGACCTACTCCACCCTTCGGTTAATTCCCCTCTACCAATATCCCAAATACCTGTAACTAAAGTTATATTACTCATATATTTTATTAAATTCTTCTAATATTTTATAAAAACTTTTATTCTGTTGAAATAGTTCTTCAGAAGTACCTCGTGGAGCACTATCCCGACACCACCAAATATCAAAATGTTTTCGTTCAAAAAGTTCTTTATGATTATAATACATCAAGGTCATGACGTGTTCCTCATGTGGGTTCCCTTTATCTTCAGATATAATGTTTTGAATGTACCCTTCAAATAAATTAACAATTTCGTCCCATTTACTTTTGTGCCCACCAAAAAGTCCTCCGATAATATGTAATCCTCTGTCGTACTCTTTATACCATTTTCTGTCCACAGTACCTGACCAAAAATTTCTATCGTTTTCTTTACCGATTATCAAAAATTTATCTTTGGTTTCTTCTATTACATTTTTCAAAAATTCATTATTGAATAAGGAACTTTCATAATATCTTCTAACCAATCCATTATCGGTCAAATATTTCAATGGGATTAAACCACAATGGGATAATCCGGCATCAATCCAATAATAGTAATCGTAAGATTTGTCTTCATTCCACCACCAATGAAATTTAGAATATTGGATTTCAATACATCTATCAGATTTTTTTGTTTCATCAATATTTTTATATTGATTAATTAAATCTCTAAATTTCGTTTGTGAAATATCAAATGTTTGGAATTTTAATTTTTCAGGAGAAATTTGGTGTTCTTCATAAAAAAATTTAATTAATGATTCCAATTCCCTGTCTGAAGTGTAACACAAAAAATCTGCGTCCGTCATCTTGAGTAATGACAATAAACTAAATCTATAATGACCACCTCTGTTTGTTCTTCCACCAAACTCAGTACCATATAAGTCACTATATATTGAAGTTATAAATTTAACTGACATAATAAAATTTATGATGTTCGTTTTTATCTTTCATTTCTTGGACCTTATATTGGTCCATAAATTCATTTGGTATTTTTCTTGGAGTCCACCTATTCCAATTATATGTTTGCATGTACCAATTGTTGTACATACCTTCTGATATGTTCGAGTAATTCGATTTCTGTGGAGCAATTGGTAATATTGGTGAATAACTTTGATATTTTTGAACAATAAACTGATAAGTGTAATCGTCTAACGCAAAGTAATATTCTCCACTTGTAGTAAATGCGGTTTGTGAAATATCAAAAATTTTGTCATAAATTGACTCATCATAAATCACCATGTTAGCACCGTAAATCCCTCTACACTCGGGTGGTGCCTCAGGAGTATTTGTCATATCAAACAATAACTCATACTTATCACTAACATTGATAGGCCTATTTTGTGTTGGACCCAAATTAAACATTGCAAACTCCAAGTCAGAACAAGTTTCTTCAATTTGTATCAATAAATCTTTCGCATATGGCATAAACCCACAATCATCTTCAATTAACATTACTCTTGGATATTTTCTTTCTTGAGCAATTTTAATAATTTCGAATGTGGATTTGGTAATACCCATATACGAGTTTGTATCTATCGCTGAAAACCTTTCGAAATCCCAACCAATATATTCCATTTCTTTGGTTATTGATTCCATTCTATCAGGTCTTCTGTCCAAGTTGATAACAAACTTTGGTATCTCTGAAAACTTCATTAACTTACGTGGTTATGATTTAGTTGTCCTGTTAATCTATCACACCAACCTTTAGATTCTGAGTGAGGCCAAACCACCCAATACGATGGCAACACAGTTGTAGGAAATTCTCTCCATACCTTACAGTATTTGTCAGGGTCTCTCATAAATCCTGCAATTTCATTTTTATCGGCATCTCTTCGATAAATGGTTTCATCATTTGGCCCGTGGAAGGCAACAACCCAAAAGTCATAATCTTTTTCAGGTACACTTGTGTACCCAATATCAATACAGTGTTTGTAAATTGTTGAAAAACTCTTTTTCCATTCTTCCTCATCTTCAATCAAAGGACTCGGTGGATATTTTTTATCCAAACAATGTTGGTCAACCGCTCTTTTTTCGAATAACAATCCGGCATATCTTTCATATTCTCTGAGAGTTCTGACAGTACCAAATCCATATTGACCATCATGTCCTTCTTGAGTTTCACCGTCCATACCAAATAGTTTTCTATTTGTTAAGTGAGAATGTTTGTTTTTATCACCCCAAGTTTTATCGTCATCCCATTGTTTGGTCCTACCTTTACGAGTGTATTCGTGATACACAACAGGAATGTGTGGGTGGAACAAATCGTAACCCCAGGTATATGCTCTTGCCGCAATTGAAATTTCTTCTCCGTGAAAATAATATTCAGGGTTGTGTTGTACTTCAGTTGAGAATTGTCCGAGTGTAAAACAGAAGTGAGCGGAATAGAATCTTGCGGTAACAGGTTTTGTCATCTCTCTCCAACCTGGTATTGTTTCAGGTAAAAAGAATACCGCCCCTTCAGGAATGAATCTGTCGAAAGCCATTCTCCACGCGTCTTGTGCACGACCTGCAGGGTCATTTTCAGGATCGAATGAAGGAACATAACCTGTCAACAAAGGTTTCTTATATCCATCCTTTTGTAATCCTTTAATCATTTTGATTAATACATCATCCCAATCTTTGATAAACCTCATGTGTGAATCAATTTGTAATGTATATTCTTCACCACCATAAAGTTGTTGTGTCAAATTTCTTGCCCAACAAACTCCTTTAGATTCTTGATATGGGATGTCCAAGATTTTGAATCGTTTATCTTTTCTAAACTCATCCAAATTATCGAATCCATCAGATTCACTATATTGTCTTGCAATACCAAAGACCAAATTATTTGGTTTTTTTGCGTTTGCAATCATATCTTTAAGGGTTGGAACCAACTGTGGGTCTCGGTAAGAAGCAATTTGAATAAAAATTTTCATTTGAAATATATTTTATCCTAAAAGTAAAAAACCCTCCGTCAAAGTGGAGGGTTTTGTGAACATTAATTTATTTTTTTTCTTAAGGTTGCGACGGTGTAGGTGTCATAGTAGGAGTCTCGGTAGGAGTTTCACTTGGAGTTCCTGAAGGTGTATTGGTAGGAGTTTCGGTTGGAGTCTCGGTAGGTGTACTTGTTGGAGTTTCAGTTGGAGTCTCGGTAGGAGTTTCACTTGGAGTTCCTGAAGGTGTATTGGTAGGAGTTTCGGTTGGAGTCTCGGTAGGTGTACTTGTTGGAGTTTCTGTTGGAGTTTCTGTAGGTGTACTTGTTGGAGTTTCGCTTGGAGTATTAGTAGGAGTTTCTGTTGGAGTTTCTGTAGGTGTACTTGTTGGAGTTTCGCTAGGGGTATTAGTAGGAGTTTCAGTTGGAGTTGGGGTCTGAGTTTCTGTTGCAGTTGGTGTCATTCCAGGAGACGCAGTTATACTTGCAGTTGGTGTGTTTGTAGGAGTTTCAGTTGGAGTTTCTGTAGGTGTATTAGTTGGTGTTTCAGTTGGAGTTGGACTCGGTGTTTCAGTTGGAGTTGGACTCGGTGTTTCTGTTGCGGTCACGCTCGGAGTTGGGGTCGATGTTTCAGTATTAGTTGGAGTCGGTGTAGGTGTTCCAGTTTCTGTTGCCGTTACACTCGGAGTTGGAGTATTTGTAGGGGTTTCAGTTGGTGTCATCGTTGGAGATGGTGTTAGAGTCGGAGACGGAGTTGGCGTGTTAGTTGCAGAGATTGGAGGAAACGCTCCTTCATTAACTAAAGAAACCGTTGATTTGAAAGATGATGCAATTGTGTAGGTCCCATCAATAACCCAAATATTTTTTGTTTGATTAGGTAACAATTCAACTTGATAATCCCAAAAAGAATCATCGCATCTTCTATAACTAAAATTTACTACAGTTGAACCTGTATTTGTAAGAATGTATTTACTGCAAGCCATATATTTTTATATTTTTTTCCGCTAAATTAGACCGGAGGAAAAACTCCGTCGTTAATCAAAGATATTGATGGTTTGAATAATGGTGTCACAGTATATGTTCCGTCAGTTACCCAAATATTTTTTACTTGGTTCGGGGATAGTTGGATTTGATAGTCCCACATTGAATCATCACATCTTCTATAACTAAAATTCACTGATGTTGACCCCGTATTTGTAAGTATATATTTACTACATGCCATCGTTTAACTTATTTAATTTATAAATATTACAAAGTTCTATAATCTTCACTGGTTTTATGATGTGATTAACAAATTCCTTTGTTTATTATCAAAGTTCCATTTAATTGAACGAAAATTGCCCCATCTGAGAATGTAAAGAAATTACCAACTGGAGGAATTGTTAACTCTTTATTCCCATAAACTCTGTCACCAATCTCGAGTTCGTGAAACGGTATCGTTGTGTACACCGTGGCGTTTGCAGGATTCGCGATTTGATTTACCGATTGACAAACATTTTGATACCATCCGCCAGCACGTAAATTTCGTTTATATACCGCAGACGGAGTAACGGACGGTGTTGGAGAGTAAGTCGGTGTTGGAGTTTGTGTGATTGATGTAGGAGTTATACTTACGGTTGGAGTTACTGATGGAGTGATAGACGGAGTTGGTGTAGCCGTTGGACATAATCCTATGTTTGTAATGTCCAACGGCCCACTATAACTTTCTTTTACCAAATCTTCGGCACAAACATACTCTGTGTTCAATGGGGATATAATTCCGACACTAACAATACCAGTACAACCTGTATATCGGTAATATCCATTTTCAACACTATTGTAGTTTATTATTTGGTAATAATTACAGGGCATTCCTTAGTTCAATTATTAATATATTTTATTCAATACAAAGATGTCACTGTAGATATTATTGACGGCGTTTGTACTTCCCCACTCTACTGTCACATCTAAAGTATTATTAACTGTTGTATCAAATGTGGTGTTATTTACCGTATTAAATGAAAATCCTTCTACTGTAGTATTTGAAGTTTTTGAATAGTGAAATGATCCTAAAGAAACAATTGATGCAACACCAGCAACTCCGATAGATCTGATTGTAAAGTTAACCGATAGTGACCATATGTCATTTGTAATATTTGTTATCGCTTGTATTCCACTATCCGCCAATACAACTGATCCAGTTTTCAATCTTATTCTGATGGTTTGATTATTCCCAACATTTAATACTCCACCAAAATCGGCTCTAAAACTATCACCAACCGAAAATCCATTGGCAGGAACACTTAATGTCCCAACACCACCGTCAATCAAGGTTGATTCTGTTGTCGTACCACTTACAGTAACACTATTTCCCGTTTGTGAAAACAATCCATAAACAGTTGGAAATGGAGCTAGAGTACTATTTTTAACTTTGTAGGTTACCCCCCCTTGAGCAACCGCAAACTCAGCATTTGCAGTTATTGCTGTTAATTCTGGTAATTGTGATATTGGTAAATTAGGCATTGTATTTTAATATATATTATAAATTTATGGTGTAATTAGAATTCCGAATCCATCTTCTTGGTCTATTCTAAATAAATCTTCTTGTAATAAAAATCCCTCAGGAGTTGGTGTTGGCGTAACAGTTGGTGTGGAAGTTGGAGTTTCTGTGTTGGTCGGTGTTAGTGTCTGAGTATTTGTAGGAGTTGATGTCACTGTATTTGAAGGAGTAGTCGTTACTGTATTAGTTGGTGTTTGTGTTGGTGTCTCAGTATTAGTTGGAGTTACAGTTGGGGTTGGGGTCGGTGTTTGCGTCTCAGTATTAGTAGGAGTTACAGTTGGGGTCGGTGTTTGCGTTTCGGTTGCGGTCGGAGTTAATCCAACCGTCACACTTGGTGTAGGAGTTTGTGTAGGTGTTGCAGTTTGGGTCGGTGTTTCAGTATTCGTTGGGGTGTTGGTTGGTGTTTGCGTCGGAGTTTCGGTTGGGGTTGAACTTGGTGTACTTGTAGGAGTTTCAGTATTTGTAGGTGTTGGGGTCACAGTATTTGTAGGAGTTTGGGTTGAAGTTGGAGTACTAGTCGGTGTCTCAGTTGTTGTCTGAGTTGGTGTATTTGTTGGAGTTTCCGTATTTGTAGGAGTGTTTGTCGGCGTCTCAGTGGTTGTCTGAGTTGGAGTATTTGTTGGAGTTTCAGTTGACGTATTGGTTGGTGTGATAGTTGGAGTTACGGTGTTAGTAGGTGTTTCAGTATTTGTTGGGGTTTGAGTATTAGTTGGTGTTACAGAAGGAGTATTAGTCGGAGTTGGTGTAGATGTTTCAGTTGCGGTTGGAGTTTGTCCAACACTTGCGGTTGGGGTAACTGTTGACGTTTGAGTCACAGTTTGAGAAGGTGTCTGAGTTGGAGTTTCTGTATTTGTTGGAGTTACTGTTGGCGTTGGAGTTTGTGTTTCTGTGGCGGTCGGAGTTTGTCCAACACTAGCGGTTGGAGTTACACTTGCAGTTTGACTTGGAGTTTGTGTTGGAGTTTGTGTATTTGTTGGAGTTGGAGTTGCACTCGAAGTTGGGGTCGGACTCGGAAGAATAACAAAACAATCAGGACATTTTGGATCTAGTAATCCATATCTTGTTTTTAACAATTTGAAATTATGCCAAACTTGTGACGCATTCAACGGTTCAACGTACATTCTAAACGCACTGATATCACCAATCATACTACCACCAAAATATTCTTCTAATTTAATATGTGTGGTTAGTCCTGAATATATTGTATTATCTAAATCGTCGCTTGTTAAACATTCAGGGTCTTGTTGATAGGTAATTCCACTTATAGATTCTGAACAACCTCCCGAAAATGTTAAATTATCTTTGAGTCCTTGGGTACCTCCACCTAAAGAAATATTATATCCAACACCAATCTGTTTTTCTCGTTCTACATTTAACAATCTTGGAATAATTTCTTCGAAGTTCTCGGCAACCATAAACAATTTACCATTGACGAATATTTTTAGAGTTCCCAATCTATATTTTTTCTCTTCCGTCCAATTGTCATTGAATGTTACAATTTCAGTTGTTGCCGGATCATAAGGTAATTCATGAGTTAGTGGTGGCTCAATCAAACTAACACTATTGTTTGCTGGCGTTGCGGTATAAATTGTATCAACAAGAAGACCCAATCCTCCCTTCTCATAAAGGTCACAGGTATCTAACCATTGATTTCTTTGAAAGACAGCGTCAATTTGAACCCAATGTTCCAACTGAATATATGGTGTATTTTTACAATCGTCAAAAATCCCTCGTGTTGAACACCATTCGGTAACTGATGTTCCTGTGTGATAAGTCAATCCTGTTTGACAAGTTCCTGTTGTTTCACAACCTCCAGTTATTGTATAGGTTTTTATACATAATCTCGGATTACCACTATCACCACTTAACCTTAATGAAAGTCCATTTGACACTCCGTCATATAATGGATCTTTTTCAGGATATTGTGCATTTACCTCACACTCACAATTACATCCACATGAACAATTTTTTGATGTACCCCCTGAAATCTGATAAACTTGAAGACAAGTCGATGCGGTGTTGGCAGAACTAGCACACCCACAAGTATGCATACAAGTTAAACCTGAGGTTACTCTTGTATATCCGGTATCTTGTTTTGGTTCTCCATCGGCATAATGATAAAATTTGTTTTCAGCCCGAGAACCCATATAAAAGAATGTTCCTTTATTATTAGGATATCGATTGTTAAGACCAACACTTGTATCTCCAGTCCATCGGTATCTTAACATAAATTCCGCAGTCCAACCTAGTGGAACTCTTTGTGGGAAAATTTGGTAATCATACCCAGGTATCTTATAAAACCCTTGAAAAAATCCTCCATCTAATCTTGCAAAATATCCTACAGGACCTCCATCAGTTGCATAACTCAAATCGTAAGTATATGAATCATCATTCCACAATCTATTTTGTGTTGTAGTAAATCCTGTGATAGGATGAAGTTTCATTCTCCTATCGTATTTGTATCGACTATATTTGTCTGTGTTGTTTGTGTAAAGTCCTGTTGTTATTT